TTCTTCATACCAATTAATTGTTTGATTATATTTAAGTTTTAATAATTTATTTATTTCATAAAAAATCTTACTATGCATAGGTTTATTAATTCTAGCATAGTAAGAAGGATGTCGTTCAGTAAGAATTATATTAGTTCGTTTATCAATAAATTTACTAAAATTCTTAGCTACATTACCAAATAAGACATAAATCAATCCAGGCTCATATTTTGATAAGGAATTAAAAAAGGCAATCATAAATTGATACCAAATCATTATATGAGACATAGGTTTATTTATTTCTACAGTTAAAGCAGAATTAAGCATTAAACAACCTTGTTTAGCCCAACTCTCTAAACTGGGGTCAAAGATACAACTATATTTTGGTCTTTCCAAATCAATAGCTGCATTTTTTATAATTTGTAATGAAGATGATAATTTATTATCTTCAGTACTTGTTTTATTGCCAAATAATACACCTGTAGCAACATTAGGTTGAAAATAAGGTTCTTGACCTACAAGAATTACTTTACAATCATGTAAACTACATAATCGAAAAGCTTTAAAAACTAATGATTTATCAGGTGTATAATTTGATTTTTTATCTAAAACATTTAATACATTTTTAAGTAGCTTTATATCAATTACTTTTAACCAATCACCAAAATATTCTTCTATTGTCATAATTGTTTATTAACAATACAATCTTTAGCTATTTCAAGTAATTTATCTTGAATACTTTCATTTACCAAACCTTTTATTTTTGGTATTTGTATTTTATAAATTGAATCTTCTTCAGTACCCATTGTGCCTTCATAAATTACTTTAGTTACATAACTACAATCAAAACCATCTTCTACATTTATAGGAATTACATTGTCATTTTTATCATAATTAATAATTGCCATAGGAAGATATGCACAAGTTCTTAGTTTACCATATTTTGATCTTTTTGGTACAGCGACTACATCAGCAGGATTTACTAATACAGCAAGACCTGTATCACCAAAATAATTCTTTTTAAGCCAATTAACAGACGCACAATGTAATCCAGAAGAACATTCTACATTACTATCACAGTCACATTTACTTCTATTCAAAGTTACCATTTCACCTATTTTAATTCTAGTTGAATGAGTGTGATGATCTGTATATACACCTTCTTCATTAGTACTATCTACATTTCTATAAGCTACAAAGAATCCACATTTTGCTATTTTCAAACCATGTAGATGTAAAAACCAATATAGATTATTTCTACAATCTTCATCAGTATTCAATGACATCAGAGTCCAAAAATTTTGATAAGCTGTAAGTTTTAATTCATCTTTATTTAACTCTGCATCAACAATAGATTCTGCTAAATCTTGAGGTAAAGAAAGATTTGAAACATTATCCCAATAAACAACATTATCTGCAATTCGTAAGATTTTTGACTTCCTTATTTTTTCAATAAAAGATAGTACTTCTTGCTTCTTATCTAATTCTTGTTTATATTGAGGATTTACAATAGCTAATGTTTCCTCATCAGAAGTAGATTTTAGTATTTTTTCAAAATCTTTATCAGAAATAATACTTTCAATACAAGCTCCATTTTCTAGAAAAACTACTACTTTGTTGTCAACTTTAATTATTTTTTGCATAACATTTTTATTAAATTATTATTTTTTATTGCTTTATATCGTAGATAATCTACTCTATAAAGTTTACTTTTTATTATTGCCATTGTAATAAGATCTTCAAGAGATTCTGTAATTAAAGAATTATGTTTAATATGATTATTTTCACAAAAAGATCTATACAAAGTAACATAATGATTTAATTGATTACTCAAATTAATTGTATATTCATCAATACCTTTACAATTATCTAGTATCAATTTTTTATAAAATATATTGCTATTATTTACTTTATTGTAAAATAAAATTAATTTATTAAATTTATCTCTTTGTGCATAAGGTATAGTTTTCAATACAAATTTAAGCTCCCAATTTGAAGGAAAATTTTCAGATTTAGGAAATACTTGTAACATAGATTTATATTGAATGAATACTTTATCTTTAAATAAATCTTTTTTATTAATTATACACTTTAAATTAAGATTTCTAATAGCATCTACTATTTCTTTTCTTGCTCTAAGTAAAACATAGTTCTTTATACGAGCCATATAATAAAACTCTGTACTATCCTTCATATTTAGAAGAACAACACCTTTTTTGAACTCTTTAATCCATTTAATACAGCTTTCAAGTGTAAGAAAACGAAATTCACTTCTATAATAACTACTACTTTGTTGATAAACAATGAAATCTACAATACGTTTTACAGGAGGTATTTTTTGAGCTTTACTTTCTGTTACATATTTTTGAAAAGATGAATCTGTATTTAAATCTATTATTTTAGCGGTAGATTTTATATATTCATACATATCATCTACTAATGGATCTAATTCTGTTTGCGAAATATGCTTATATATAGAACCATGTATATATTTAATAAACTCTTCTTTTGTAAAATCTGTAAGTATTATATACGAATTATAATTTTCTTGTAACCATTCTTTTATATACGTAGTAAATCTTACATCATTTTTTAAAATAAGAATTTTCTTAAAACTATTTAATAGACATTGTTCCGCTTTATATGGTATTTTTCCTTGATAAAATCTATTATTAAAGAAAACACCTTTAATATTAATAAGTCTTGAATGAAAAAACCATTTTATGTAATCATTTAAATTACTATTTATTTCTTTATTTTTAAATGTTATTTCAGAATAATCAAATTTAAATTCATATCCTGTATTTTCAATTCTAATATTGAACTTATGATAAGTGTTACTTAAAGGTTCATATTTATAAATAGAAGATATTACTTCATAATAATCATATAAATTATTATAATTTTTTGGAAATTTCTTTTTAGCTAAAGCATTTAATTCTTCATGAGCTGCTTTAATTTTATCATTTATTTTCTTTATTGTATCATTATCATAAATAATAGATTCTCTATTAGGTGTAACATTTAATTCACCAACATTGAATGAAATAACAATTCCAGATCTATAAATATTATGTATAAAATCTTTATTTTCTACATTTACAAATTCATCATTACATGGATAAAGAACATTTCCAAGAAGAAACTTTGAATTTACTTCTATTGAAGCTGCTGCAAAATTATTAAATCTTTTTATTTTAACATCATTAATCTTAGTTTCTATTCCATCAATATAGACATTAGGAAAAAATATAAGACTTGAAAGAGCTTTCATATAGGAATAAATTCCTTTTATGTTCTTTATTGTAACTTCGACACCATTTTTTTCAGTAGTTTCTTTTTGTAATATTAAATTATTAGTAATTGCGTTTCCACTTTTTACCATAATATAATAATAAGCAATACCATTATAATATGAAGTTACATAGACAGTATTACTACAAGCTAATGCTGAAAATCTTCCTAAGCCAAATCCACCTATATATTCATTACTATCTCTTTTAGTACTACTACCAATATTACAAAAAACATTTTTAAATCTTTCAGGACTTAGACCTGTACCAAAATCTCTAATACTAATTTCCCAATCATTTTGTAAATGATTAAATTTGATAATAACAGGAATATTTGTAGTATTTGCTTCTACATGACTATCCCAAGCATTACTAACAATTTCTCTTATAAATGATTGTTCTGGATTTGAATATAAATTTGAAGATAATAAAGTTGTAATAATATTTAAGTTCTTTGGATCTATTGAAGTTTTAAATTCTTTAATATCACCTATTGTTTGAATATTGTTTTGTTGTATACTATCAATAATCATAGAGCAAATTATTTAGAACATAAAACGAATAAAATAAGGAGATATAAACATACCTCCTTATTTTATTTATTTATTTACTTATTATAAATTTCTTGTATTTCAGAATTTAACAAAATATGTTTCTTTGCCAATAAAGAAATCAACTTATCAACTTTATCAGTAGTATTTTCTTTATTCTCATTATTAGAAGTAATTACATCCATTACTGCATAACTAACTTCTTTCTTCTGAGTATTTACAGTATGTTTACGTTCATATTCATTAATTATATTTTCCAATTCATAATTAGGAACATTTGTATAAGGTTTACCATATTGATTTTTTACTTCATTTTGAAGGTTATACTTCTTAATCAAACCGAAAAGATTTTGTCTAGAAATAGTATTCATAACTTTTAATTTTTAATTGTAAATAATGGTTTTATAAACTTTTTAAATTGTTCTTCTCCCATGGTTTTTCTAGCATCACTTATATCTTTACCTCCTTTAAATTGAGGTAACGTTATATTAGTAAAACCTGTTTTTTCTGCTAATTTAATAGCATCTTCAATACCTGCTTTATCATTATCATAGCAAATAAATATATGTTTATATCTTCTTTTTAATTCCTTAATTGCAGTTTTACTTAGATCGTAACCTTCACCTTGAGGAGCAATACAAGGAATATTTGTAGTAGACCACATACATAAAGCATCTTTTAATGAAGAACATATTATTAAATAATCACCAGTTTCAGGTATTTTACTCCATAAGGATATAACTGATTTATCAAATTGAGAAGTCCATTTAAAACCTTTTTTATTTAATGGTTGATATATTTTAATTTTTAATTTATTTTCTTTATATTCAGTATAAACATAAGCAAGTTTATCAGCATTAAATGTATAAACTTTATTATGTTTATATATCATATAATGAGAAATAGGATGAACTCCTGCATATTTTAACCATGCTAAAGAAATGCCATAAGCTTTCCAATAATTAATATCATCTTGATTCCATTCCCTAACTTTACATTTAAGGTTAATTTCTGATTTTTTAGCAATATGAACATTATGTGTAGAACTCGAAAGAGAACTATGAATAGACGTATTATTTATTTTAAACTTAGATATGTCTTTATATATTTTGTTTATGACTTCTTGATAACTACAATTCCAAAGTTTTATTAGTAAATCAAACAAATTACCTTTTTCTTTAGTAGCAAAATCAGTATAACAAACTTTTTTACCATCAGGAGAATATAAACCAAATGATGGATTTTTATCTTTTCTTAATGGTGAGGGGATTACACATGGTACTTGATTAATATTTAGGTAAAATGAGAGAATTTCTGATTCACTCACTTTACCTAATATATTACTCAAGCATATACTTGAGTTACATTTAAACATTATTCTTTAAACCAAGGATTATTAGTTGATGCAGTAGGAGCAGGGAAAGGATTGTTAGTAGGTACTTCAAGATTAGTAGGAGTTACTGTATATTCATGAATGTATTCTCCATCATATTCTTGATTTGACAATCCACCATTAGATTTTCTTTCTGTAATATCTTTAATAATATTATTAACATTACGAGAATTAGCTTTAGCCACAGTATTAGTATAAACAGTTTGATAAACTTTATCTTCTACTTTTCTTATACCAAATACCATTTTCAAAGTATTTTCAGGCATCAATTTAGGAATATCTTTAATTTCATTAAAGTTACCAGTAAAGAAATTCTTAACTTCTACTTCACATTCACAATCTTCAGGATTGTTTTTCTTATTAACAACCCATGCCTTATTCTCATATGTAATATATTCATCAATATTCAAATAAGTTTTAATAAATTCAATCAAAGCAATCTCACCTGTATAGGCAGGGCGATAATCTGTTGAAATACGAAGATTATTTCCTGCTGTTGATTTCAATTGAGAATGATTTTTACATTCTTCTTGAGTTGCCCAACCACTATAACCATATTTATCAATTACTTGAACTTTAGTTTTATCACGATTATAACGATATGCATCTCTAATAAAGAATGTAGCATCTACAATAGGGCCTACAGGAGTACCATCCTCATACAAAGGTTGTACATAAAATGTAATTCTTGCATACTTTACACCTTCATTATCAGTACCTGTATATTCAGGAATCTTTTCACTAGTAATATCGAGAAGTTTATTACGTTCTTCCATTGTAGGATTAACTGCCAATACTTTTGTTTGTGCCCAACCAATATAATTCTTATACTCAGGAGCTGCTTCTACTTTGTTTGCTTTAAATGCCATAAATGCGAAATTATTTTTAATATTATTGTTTGACTTGTTGTTTACTGATTTGTTGCTGAAAATTGTTTTAATAAGATTAATCATAATGTTTAAAATTTTAATTAGTTTGTAATTTATAATAATTTAATAATAGTTGTATTAATTTTTAAGAATATTTAAGAAAAAAGATTTGGAAGGTATTGCCGTTTCATATATATTATATATTATAAAAGAAATTCTTTTATTCTTTCTTTTTGCTTACTTTTTCTTTCTTCTTTTCTTAAAGTATTCTATTTTTCTTAATAAAATTGATTAATGTTCTATTTTTCCTATTACTTATTCTTCAAAAGGAAGATCAGTAGTAGGATTTTTTGATTCTTCTACAATATGTTGTGTTTCATAATCTTCAAATACTTCTTTCAATTCATCAGTATTATTTACTTCTATTGAAGTATTTGATTGAGGAAATTCTACACCATTGTCTGAAGAATCTTGTTCATTTTGAGTAGGAGGTACAATTGTATCTGGATATTTAAATACATATTTAAATGTTTTAATTACTTTACCATTTTTATCTGTATTTTCAACAGGTATTTTATCCATTAATTGTTCTGAAGAATAACCAAAACGATCTTTAATAGGAGCTTCCCATTTCATAATGGTATCAACAATATTGTCTAGCTCTTTATTAAGTTCTATAATTTTACTTTTTAGTTTATTCTTTTTATTAACAAGTGTATTTACTGTTTTAGCTGTGTTCTTAAGTGCAAGAAGTTCAAATGATTGGAATTGAGAATTGTTCATAATGTTTTTATTTATAAGTTAAATTAATTATTGATTACAATTAAATGTTATTTATAATAAAGAATTACATTATTGTTTTTATCACATAAAGTACATATTCCATATTTCTTAATATAATATTTAATTGCAACTAAAAGACAGTTATTTATATTTAATGGAAAAATGGTATTTTCTAAAAGTATTGCATACAATTTTTTTAAATCATTTATATCATAAAAAGGTTTCTTTTCATGCATAAATGATAATAAAATTACTTCTATCAAATCTAAAGTTATTTCTTCCTTTTGATTTAGTTTTGTAATAATATTATTTGAAAACCATTCTTCATCCATTATAATATTCATTCATAATTTCTGTTACTTTACCTAAATCATTAGGTATAAAATCTTTTTCAAACATATCTGCAGGTGTTTTAGCAGGTATTTCTACATTACCTTCCATACATCTATGTGTATAAAATCCATAAATAGGTTGTTTATTTTCATCATATTTTACTGAAGCAAATAATAGCATAGGTACTACTTCAATAGGATTATAACTATTATCAATCAATTTACCTACAGTTGAAGGTTTATATCCTACTATTACATTATCAGAAATAACTTCTTCACAATGCATAACAAAAAAGATATTTAAATTATCTCTCATATTTTCTGCAGTTTGAATAATACTTTGAAAATGAGCAGCCATATCTGTATATTTATTAAAACCAGTTTGTTTAGCAGTGCGAAAATATTCTTTTCTCATTACATAACTCATATCATCTATGACTATAGTTTTTATATAATCAGCTCCTTTATCAATACCTTGAAGATAATTTATTATTTGACTATATTCATCAAGATTAAAGAGATTTTTGTTTTCTTCATTATATAGTTTATTACTACCTTTAAAAGGTAATCTCTTTTTCAATACATTAAAAATTACTGTTGTTTTTGGATCAAGTGTTTTAATTGAAGTTGATTTACCACTACCACTTTTCCCCATAATTAAACATACATTTGCCATTTTACTAAAAGTTTTAATTGTGTTTTATATTATTTATTACTAAAAAGGAGTGCAAAGATAGCTATTTAAAAACTATTTTTGTACTCCTTTTGAAAATATTTTAGTTATAAAAGTCATGAAAGAGTGTTCATTATTAATTTTATTGTTATTGTTATTGTTATTTTCTCTAATTTGTTTAAGATGTTGATATATTTTAGCAATATTTGAAGTATCTGTAGGTAATGGAGCTTCTTTAAACCAATTAATTGCTCCATCAAATACTAATGGACATATTCCATTACTTTGACCTCCTCTATTCAAAACAATTTCCATAATACGAAAATTACCTTTTAATTTAGTAATATCATATCCTAAATATTCAGGTAATTCAAAAAAGTAAGGATTTGTTATACCAATCATAACATCAACATCACGTGCAGTATACTTTGAATCACTAAGACCTGCAACAGTAGGTCTTATTTTATTAGCTTTAAATGCTTCTAATGATGAAGTTTCAGTTGATTGTTGTTGTATTAATACTGGAATATAATGATATCTATTACGTAATACTACCATATATTCACTAACTTTATTAATTGCTTCTCTTAATGAAAGTTTTAATTCAGTATCAATTAAACTAATATGATCTACTATTACAAAAACATATTCATTTTGATTATTTGGTTCATAATAATCAAATGCATCAGCATCTCTTGTTACACCAAAATCATCAATATATTTACTCTTTTTTGTATGTACTGTCCCATTTGCTTCTGCATAAGATTTTGCATCTTTCCAAATAGCTGTTGGATTTCTACCTGGTCTAAAATCAACTACTTTTTCATAATAACTAAGAATATCAGTATATTTTTTAGTATTCAATAACTCTAAAATATCACTACTTACAGGTTTATCTTTATCTGTACTAGTTAAATCAGTAGGACTTATTCTAATATTATCAAAAGTATATAAAAGAAATGACATAAATCTAAGAGTAATATTTTCTTTAGTTTCTTCTAAAGCATAATAAAATATCTTAGGTTTAATAACACCTGGATGATAAAAAGAATATAATATTGTATTATAGATAAACAAATAATTTGCTAATTGAGTTTTAGCTGATTTTGTTGTACCTGTAACTAAATAAAATTTACTTTGTTCTATACCAGGAAATTCTTGTTTAAATCTATAAAAAGGTAGTGGTATACAATTTATTTCACCTTCAAGAACTCTTTGTCTACGTTTTTGAAGATAATTAAAAATTCTATTTGTTAATTCACTCATTAGGATATTGTATTCTAATTATATTATTAATATAATCAACTTGATGCTTAATCATAGCTTCTGAAAAATCTATTGTATTAAGATCAAGTTGAAATGCTTTAATATCTGTTTTCAAATAAGAAGGATCATTATTTTCTATATTATGAAACATATTAGTTAAGCATCTATTTCTCATTTCTTTATACATTTCAAGTTCAGCTTTAGCTCTTGCTAAAGTTTTACCAAATTCTATATTAAAATCGTTATCTACACAAATAGCTACTCCTAGTACTTTAAGAGAACCAAGGTGTTTATTACGATGTCTTATATTACCTTTAATAACACATTCTATTACTTTTTCCTTTTCATCTACTATGTATTTAATATCCATAGTAGTAACTACAATTCGCTTGTTTCTGTTAATCTTTTTCATTGTTGTTTTGTTTTAAAAGTTAAGTTATTATTTAAGTTCAGCAGTCCAATTATTATTATAATTATCTTGTCCTGCATTTTCAATATATGACATTAATTGTGAGTTCTCTACTATCTCTCCATTTTTTGCTTCCCTTTTACTAATAAAATACTTTAATAGTTGCATATATGTATAATTACCATTAAATGATTCTACATATCTTTTAGTTGCATCTATTGCTTGTTCATCAGTAAATTCACCATATTGTTTAGTAACTACTTTTAATTTGTTAGCAATTATTTTTATACTATCTTTCCAATAATAATTAGTACCTTCTTTTTTACCACTGGGAAAAAGTTCTCTTAGTTTAATTGCTAATTCTTCATATCTGTCTTTTTTTCCTTTAGGTATTACTTCACAATCTGCAAAAAATGCTTCAAGTCTATCTGTACCTGTTTTATTAATAACAGCATAAGAATGTCCTGTTATAGGATTATACTCTTTTGTTATAAAATCTTTATTATGACAAGAAACTATTGTTGAATCATTTATTTCAACATTAAAAGATAATGCTATTAAATATAAAAGTTCATCTAATGTTAAATCATGTTCAAGTAATTTGTCAGTATCAATTACATATTTCATTTTTTAATTGATTAATTGTTATTGTTTTTATTAAATCTTTATTATAATTCTCAAGCATTTTATTTACATTTCTTTCTTCTACTGTATTTATAAAATAAGGTATTATTAAAATTGGTGATTGATGTCTTAAAATTCTACCATTTTTTTGAGTTTGTATTAAATTAGAGCTATTCAACATATTAAATATTCCAATTCTACAATCTGATAATGATATTCCTTCATTAAGCATTTGACATGCTGTAATATGTTTAATTTTTTTAAGATTAAACAACTCAATATACTCATTAACTTGTTTATTTTTACTATTAATACAATATTTACCTAATTTCTTAGTTTGTGCAATAGAACTACAAAAAGTTAGTGTTCTATAATTCTTTAGAATAGATAATATTTCTTTAGTAGATTGTTCTTTCTGTTCACTAAGCCATATTAGTCTATCCAAAGAAGCTCTTAACATTCTATTGTCCATATGTTTTTTCTTATACCAATCAATAAGACCTGACATATCATTATAGAATTGTAAAGGTGAAGCAACATAAGATGTCTTTTTATATCTATTATAAATAGTACATGATTTATTGATATTATCTAATTCTAATGGCAAAAGTAATACTTTTGGATCAGGCAATATATCACTATTAATAGCATCTCTAAGTGAAACACTATAAATATAGAGATTACTAAATGTTTCTTTTAATTCATATTTTTTAGTAATAGATACAGTAGCAGATAAACCTAATACTTTATTAAATGTATTATCACTATTTTGAATAGCATCTATACATCTATCTGATAAATGATGTACTTCATCTAATATCCCCTCTGTCCATGATTGCTTAGCTATATGTTTGGGTAGAGATACATAAGTAGTAAATGTAATATCTTTCAATAAATATTCACAATCCCATTTACCTATTTCCATTACCCAATTTTGTTTTAATACATTAGTAGGAACAGCAATAAGTATAGGAGTATTTTTTTTATGATATTTTTTAAGCCATTCAAGAGCTATTTTAGTTTTACCCATTGATGTAGGTAATTCAGCTAAAATATTATTATTTGATAACTCTAAAATATCTTTAGTGACTTGTTCTCTTGTTATTTCTTTAGTATCATTCATTATTATTATTCATTTTTATGTGATTCAAAAGTATTATTATATGGTTCTTGTTCTATAATATGACCATTTGAATCAAATTTTATATCTTCAGGTCTTTCATTAACCCATACTACAGGTTCATCTTTAGTTTCACAAGAAGTAAATAATGTAAGACTTAAAATAGTACTATAAAATATAGTTTCAATATTTATTTTAGCTTTCTTAGTCATATTATTTTAATATCTTTATTTTTACTTTATTTTTTCTTATTTTTTTAGCATTTTTAGGATGAACAAGTATATCTATTTTACGCTTCCATCTTTTATGCATTTTATCTTTAACATGATAAATTCCAAATCCTTCAATATATATCCTTTTATTAGTACATTTTGCAGGAAACATATTCCATATATCCCTACTAACAGCACACCATTTAATACGATCTTTTTTCAAATGATGAATATTTATTTTACTACCATCTGCAGTTAAACTATTATTTGTAGCATGATAATATGTAAGATCTACATTTAATGTTTGTGCTTGTGCTATACAAATAAAGGACAAAAAGAAGAGGAACAGGAGGGTCACTCGGTAATGATTACTTATATTTCTAGCCATAAAAAGTTATTATATTTTTTGATTAATTTATTCATTTGTTTACTAAATATTCCTGTATAATAATATTCAATATGTGCATTACTTTTTGTAATAATAAAGAAGAATAAACATATTCCTACACAAATATTAAGATATGGAAATAAAAAGAAAGCAAAGAAATAAATAATATTATAGATATGTACATTAAATACTTTTGTGTTATCTTTTAAATATAAATGTTCTGCAATATATAAATTAATTAATAGTAGAACTAAAGCAATAGGATAAGTGTAAAGCATAATATATTGTTTTATTAGTTATTTTATCAAATGAAATATAAATTATTATAGCTATTTTTAAATAAATGAACAATATCGTTCAATTATCTAAAAATAACTATAATAACCCCAATTAATACAACAATTTAATCTTCTTGTGTGTCTTTCTTTATAGTATTATTTTTATTCTTTTTATTAGATTTTTTCTTAAATTTTTGATAAACAAGCATTGTAATATTATCATACAAACTTAAATCATTAATATCCATTTTCATATTATTCTGATATTTGTGAATTTTTATTTGATACGTTTAATACTTTAGTAGATAGAGCTAAAAAACTATTTACATTTAAATGTGATATATTTGGTCTAATATTATTGTAATATTTTAATATAACTGTTTTTTTATTACGATTTAATACTTTTGCTACATATTCTAGTGCTTTTGTTATATTTGTAGGATAAGTATTTAATGTACAACATAGAAATTCTATTTCTTTCTCTGTCCAATCAGTTATATTTCTTGTATGTTTACTGTTATAATAGCTTATATCATCTAGCATTTGAGATAGATTATTAATATCTTCATTACATATTTTAGTTGATAGAAGATTTAATATAGCTGTTTTTCTTAGTTGTTTAGGACACTTTTCTTTTACTGATTCAGTATAATATTTATTGTAAAGACCTATTAAAACAATATCTCTTATTGATAAAGAACTATTATTTAATATATCATTTATTTTTATTTGTATTTTGTTGACTTTCATTTTTATGTGTTGTTATTAGTTGTTTTTAATAAGTTTATAAATCTCTGCATTGTGTTTTTTAATTGTAAAGAAATAGCAATGACCTTTTCTTAAATGATACAATGCCATATTCAAACAATTTAAATAATTTCTTGTAGAGATAAGATACCATGTAGAACCATCAAGTTTATAAAACATAATTTTATATTTATGTTTTATAAAAAGAGGTTTATATAAATAGGTATTTATTAGATTATTGATTTTTTCTTTTAGTTTCATTTTTATTTATAATATAAAAAATATGCCTATTCTCACGAACCAGCATATCTTCATTAACCATAAATGTTAGCATCAAAATGTTATTTTCTTTTTCTTTATTTTACCACATTTCTTACATTGTAGAATATATGCTACACCTGCTATGTAATTTTTATAATCAGGATCTTCTAATTTATATTCTTTAATTTTTTCGTATTGATGGTTACAAAACAACATTGTAAAAAACTTAATCATAATATTCTAAAGTAATATCTCCACAACTCATCAATTCTTCCTCCATTTCTTTAGCATAATCAAGATAAGAACCAATGAAATTAAAAACTTCTGAAAACTCTTCAATATCACCATCAAATTTATAAGGTGTTATTGATTCTATGAAAGCTACTGTGTTTTTCATTTTATCAGTAACTTTCTTTTTATATGTTCTTGTTTTACTAATTATCCAATCAGGACGATTAGCAAGCATTTTGAAACCAAAAGCTTCATTATATGTTGTGAACTTTGAAATGAAGTTACCTTCTGTATCTAGTACTCTGTATAATTTATCCATTGTTGTGTTTATTTTTTAGTTATTGAATATATAATTTTAAGTGTTATTTATAAATAGTATCAAGAATCCCTCTAAAGTTAGGATTATCTCTTACTGCTTTAGCATCTTCTACTCTATTAAAAGCAGCTTCTATACCAAAGCTATAACATGGAGAAATTGAATTAACTGTATAATTTTGTGTTCTTTTATCATATAAAATTACATATGGTCTATCAATCATAGTATGTAATCTATTATAATATTCCACAATATTAAGAAGTTGGTTTAATGCTAACAATCTTTCAAGTTGTTTTCTATTTGTAGCATCGTTTTTAGTATCCATGACACTACAAACACATAGATAGTTATCTACTCTTCCAAAATTTGTTATATAGAAACTATTTTTATTTTTGAAAAGGTATTCATATATATCTTTATATATAATATTTTTCTTTATAGGTTTGAACTTGACACACTCAAATGTCGAGTTTTCTTTATCAATTTCATAACCTTCTAGTATTTGTATCTTGAATTCTTTTGTTTCCATGTTATTTTATTCTTTAATGCCAAATGGTGTTCCATCAGCAAATTTTAAATTAAAAACATTAATAAAATTTAAATAACGATTAGCTATACCATCATAAATGAAAATTCCAGTTTTTTGAATATTTATGATATTACAAATAGTTGAGGTGTCCTTTATCCACCCTAAAGGTTTATGTTTTTGCATTTCTTCCCAACATTCTTTTATATTAGCAAATGGCCTATATTTTGGTTCAGGCTTAATGCGATACTCATGTAATAAATCAAATTTTGGAGTAGTTGTTTCTATCCATTTGCTAATGGAATTAGTTCTAAACTCTATTGTTTTACCTTCTGCAAATGCTTGTATGATAGGTAATAATTCTTTTGCTTCTTGTCTGTTCATAATTTATTCTATGTAATTATCATAAATGATTATAGTAGAATCTGCAATAGATTCAATTTCTTCTGGTATATATAAATCTGAACTTGAACCTATAATAATAGATGATCCTACTAATTTTTGTAATTCTACTAATGAAAATATATTATTAATAGTAACTATAGTATACTCTACTTCTTTATTATATTCATTTATTTTGATAGTTTCTAACTTATACTTATCTTTTAATTTATCAATATACTTAGGAAAGATTTTATTTGCTCCATAAGTGTATTGACCAGTATCAACAATAACAAATTTCATAATATTCTAGTAATTATTATAATATAAATGTATTAAAATGTAAAAGCAGAGAGCAATCTCGCTCCCTGCTTTAATGTGTTTTTAATAGTAGATTTTAGCTATTGTTTCAATACCTTTGAGAACTAATGCATCTGTAGCTTCCTCAAATTCTGGATCTATTTGTTCATGTGTTATTTTAGCACAAAGTTTTTCAAAAGTATTGAAATGATAAATTTGTAACACTTCATAATCTTTGAAAATAAAAATTGTATATTCTGACATAATTTAATTTGTTTTTTGAGTTTCTTTTAATAATGTTAATAGATTAGCTTTAAATTTATCATCTATATCTAGAAGAAAGTTAAATGCTTCACCACTAATAACATGGTATTCTTTTCCTTAGTAAGTGTAGATTTTGAACCCTTCATACATGGAGAGTTCGGATTCTTGAATGTTAACTATCTTGCCAAAGACTTTAGTATAATATCTCTTTTTGACAATAATCGTCTTAGAGATTTCTACTATTGTTTGGCTTTGATGGTTTCGTGCTAAATCATTATGATGAGCACGAATAGAGGATTCATAGCCCTCTGAGCTACAAATCCTCTGTGAGTTAAAACGCTTTCTCATGGTTTACCAAGACTCAATTTTATATATATTATCTGCTGTCATTTTGTTTTGTTTTAGTCTATAAAGATTGTAGTACAAGATTTGCCTTGATATTCTTCATATACATAATCACTCTCCTCTTCAAGGAGTTTCTCCATATGGAAAACATCTGACATATCATCTGTTTTACCATCTACATCACAGATAAACTCTGCAATTTCATGGAGAGTGAGCTTACCATAAAAAGTAAACTCTGTATAGAAAGTTTTATTGTGCATACATGCAAGTTTTGCTATTCTGCATACATCTAGTAGCCAAATGGCATAGTCAAAGTTTTTATTTTTCGTTACCATCTTCTTCATCTAATTTAATGAATAAAACACCAGCAGCTAAGAATGCTGCAATAAAAATTATCATGTAGGTACCTGCAACATAGCAATCTCTTGCTATTATTGACGCGATACCTGAAACTGCTACTATGAGCAGTAAAAATATGATTAATATGTATGGTAGATAGAATTTCATTTTTTTTATTTTTTATAAGTTGTTATTAAAGTTCTCACTCTGAGTTCTAACCTCAGTACAATAGTTTTATTTAAGTGAGAATGGGACTTTTTGCTAGTTGTTTAAAAGCCCCCAAAAAAAACCAACCAGCACTGTTGTGTGCTGGCTGGTGTGGTGCTTACAGTTCGATAGTAAGCACAGAAGTGCCTTTCGTACCTGTAACTTCGCCATTGCCTATGCAAAGAAGTGGCACCCAAGATGCGCCATTATCCTGCGAACATTCGCAGAAATAGACTTCATCTTTTTTGTCATCTTGCAAGGCTGCTACTGCATCTTCTGTGCAATAGCAATGACTGACGATGTTTTCGTGATTGTCAAGGTCTTGCTTATTAGCATAAAAGTAAGCACAGTGCTTGTTTTTGTCATTCTCACGAACATTGCACCATTTGATGCCCTGTTCACGAAGAGAAAGAAAACTCATGCTGTTGCGGAATTTAGCTGTTGCCATTTTTGTATTGTATTAAGAAGGAAGCCCCCTAATTGATTGTCAGCCAGTTGAGCGGGGGCATTAACCCAAACGGCCGAAGGCTGGGGGAGGTATCGGGTGGCTATCCCTCGCTCTCTTTAATATAACAATCTTCAAAAATTTTAGAAAAAAAATTATTTTTTACTTCTGTTTTAATAGAGTAAAATTATAATTTAAATACCATTCTAAAAGATAAGAAGAAAAGAAGTAGGGAAGTCATTGATTATCAGATAGTTATAACATTTTAATGTTGTGTATTACATAACTAATTGTTGTCATATACTCAACTAATTATGGAGAAATACTCAACTTATACTAACTATTTTTGTCATGTTTATATCATTAATGTAATTATAACTTACAATGTTTGTCACTTTATTTATATCTTTGCAATAAATTAAAATATAATGTATATATGTATCAAACTAAAGTCAATAAAGACTATTCTTTAATTCATAATGAAACAGGAGAAATTATTGAATTTAAACAAACTAAAAAAGTAAAGCAAGAAGAGTTTATGCTTTTATTTTTAGCTACTACTGAATTGCTTAATCAATTAGATGGAACTTCAATTAAAATTCTTATTTTTTGTTGGAAATATTCAACATTTAATAACAATGTAGAAAAGGAAGGAAACTTAGTTTATAATAATGTTTACTTTAAAGAAAAGCTTAGAGAAAGTGGATTAACTTATTCAGATAATACAATTAATATTTATATAGGTAGATTGTGTAAAAAAGAATTACTTATTAAAAAAGGTAGAGGCGTTTATATGTTAAATCCTAAATACTTCTTTAAAGGTACTTTGACGGATAGAAGTAAATTAAGAATGACTTTAGAAACAGAATAATGCTATTTTATTTGTTTAAAATATTGTTTAATTTTGCAACTTAAAATATATAATATATGATAGGAACACATGATAGTTTTACTTATTTAAAAGCAAAACATAAAATATATGAATTGTTTTCATTTTTATGGAGAACACAAACTAAATCTCTAGAAGAACAAATAGAAAATGGAGTTACCTACTTTGATATAAGAGTACATAGAACTAAAGATAATCAATGGGAATTGTGTCATGGATTAGTAAACTTTGATAAATCCTACCAATCTTTAGCTACTCTACTCAAAGAATTAGCTAGGTTTAATATTAGATTAATTTTAGAAAAAGGTACAAAACAAGATGAAATAGAGTTTGAAAAATTGATTTATGTACTTAAATACAGATATAATAATTTAGTTTTTTCAGCTATTAAAAAGAATTGGAAAGTATTACATAATACACATTTAGCTATTATGGATTATACTTATATTCCTTTTTATTCAGATCTTTCATTTTGGCAAAATATTAAAAGGATGCATTGGTTTAGTACTATTAAAAAATGGGCTAAAAAACATAATCCTGTTATTACACAAGATATGAAAAATGATATTAATGTTGTTTATTTTATAGATAGATTATAATGAGTAGAACAAAAGATAATAAAACAAATAAAAATCAAAATACTTCACAAGAACAAACAAAAGAACAGGAAATGACTTTTCCTTATTATGATTGGATAAATGGATCTTATTATCGTAATAAAAAAGAGTATGATGTTCATGCTCCTGATCATATTCCTTGGGAAGAAGTTTCTCAAAAAACTTTAAATGAAGTTAATAAAAAATATAATTTAGGATATAAAGTAGATAAAAATGGAAATGTTGTAAGAAATAAATATACGCATACACCAATATATGCAGATGTTCGTAAGTATTTCCCAAAAGGTGAAGAATATGATAAGTTGTATGAAAATTATGTTAAAACAAATAAAAGAAGTTTAGAACTTGAAAAAACAGCAAAAATAAAAACAAAACCTTCTTCAACTGTAGATCCTGGAGGAGTAAAAATAGCTGGAATAATTCAACAAGTAGGAGCTACAACTCCAAATAATAAGCCACAAGCAGTAGCACAAAGAAACGCACAAGCAAAACAAAGGCAAGTACAGCAACAAACAGAAAATAAAGATTATATAGAAAATCAAAAAAAATTAGGAGAATTATTTTTAAATTCTGCAGCACTTGTTACTTCTATTGCAGCAATGGGGTCTCAAATAGGTAGTGCTGTATATAGCAATAAAGCAAATGATTTATTATTTAGACAAGGATATGCTGCAGGAATAAATAATCCAAAATATATAAACTATACAAATATTGCTGATGATTTAGATCGTATATATAAAGTAGCAGAAGCTATAAATTTACCCATAGATATTGCTCAATTTGTAACAAGTTCTGGCCCAAAAGAACAAGTTTATAATGGAATACAATTAGGGCTATCAGGTATGAAATATGTACCTATAAATAATCCTGCTTTCGGTGTAGTTAAACCTGCTACTAGTTTTTTAGGTAATCTCATGGAACTTATTTCATTAGGTTTTAAAGAAGGAAGCCCACTTAAAAAATTATACAAAGATTTTTCTACTAGATTATCTAAAGCATGGGGTAATCAAGATTTAAGTCAAGATAATTATGATTATCAAAAGTATTATAATGATGATCCAGATAGAGCTTATAGGCAACTAGAATCTATTGAAAAAGGAGGGCAAGGCCATTTTGATGATGAGGGAAAAAGTGGCACTTATAAAACACCTAATCATGCTACTTATCCTGATTTAGGTGCTAATTCTTGGCTTGATAATGGTAGAATATTTAATATATCTGCAAGAGATAATATAAGAGATGAAATAGATACAGATAGAATATTAGACTATTTCGGACATAATTTGAATTATAATAATGGAGCTACTAAAGTAATATATAATGGGGCATATCTATTACCTTCAGCAACAGTTGTTTCTAATCCAAAAGGTAATGATGCAAGAACAGAACTTATCCCTAATGAATTAGGTACAGGTTGGATGTATAGAGATAGAGCTGGAAGGTTTGCTAATTTTAATTATGATTATGTAAATCGTTATGACGGAAATCAAAAAGCATTAAGTGGTAATTTATTTAGAAATGGTTCTTGGATGCCTAATAAACAATGGCGAAATAGAATTTCTGCATGGGAAGGTTCTTCAATGTATAGACCTGCACCTGATACAGGTAGAGTTAATAGTTCTTTTCAAGCAGAAGCTAGTAGATTTTTATCTGTTTTACCAAAAAAAGCATTACAGAAATTACCTGAACAAGCAATAAATGCTTTATATAGTTATAGTTATAATGTAGGTGCAGGTAACTTTAAAAAGAGAGTTGTACCTGTATTAAATAAATATCTTGATGGAAAAGCTTCTTTACAACAAGTTACAAATAGTATGTATGCTACTAAAGATTCTCAATTAAGAGGTTTACAAAAAAGAAGAAGATATGAAAGAGGAGCTTTTGAAGCAGCTATTACAGGTAAAGATTTAACAGGTACTAATGCTTATCAGCAATATGATCCATTAACAAGTAATTATCAATCAAGTAATTCACCTGCCACTAAAAGAAGAAATATTCAATGGACAGACACAATTAATTTAAATGATGGTAGTTTAATACAACCAAATCAACAAGCTCCTTCTTTAATGCAACAATTAGCACATTCTGAAGAAATTTTAGCTGAAGCAAACAAGAGAATAAATCAAGTTACAACAAGAATGATGCCTGATGCACAAAGTAATGATCCTTATATTAATGCTGTTTATAATTCTTCTATTCAAGATAATAGAGAACTTTTAGCAAATGATTTAAAAACATATTTAGAAACAAGTTTAAATTATTAATTGAAATAATATATGAATGAAATAAATAATTTTGAAGATTATGTTGCAGCAATTACTGCTAATGCTAATCAATATTCACTAACACTTCCAAATAATCTTCAAATAGGATTTAATACTTATGATTCTGTAAATGAATTACCTTTGGATAATTATTATTTTTCAGATGTACCATTAGAACAACATCCAGAAATTAATAAAAGAATAGCTAATAGTTTAGCTAATTCAGTAGTTACACCAACTACACCTGTTCAAAATAATAAATCTAAAGAATTAAGTAATAATACATATAAAATAAAGAGAGGTGATTCTTTATCAAAAATTGCTAATATGTATGGAACAGATGTTAAAACATTAGCTTCATTAAATAATATAAAAGATATTAATAAAATATATCTAGGAGATAAATTACTTTTACCTTCTGAAGCTAAATTAAAAAGTAGATACCAGCCAATATCAAAAACATCTGCAGTAGTTCCTATAAAAACAACTACTACTAAAAACACTAATAATAAAAACGTTAAAAATACAAACGTTAAAAAAAATACAACGCCTATTACATATCCTACAATTTATTATAATAAAAAAGAATATGATGCAAACACAGTTAGAACACAAAATAATATTCTTAAAAAACAATTAGGAAAAAGATATAAAGATGTAGTAAGAATCAATGTTAATAAGAAAAAAGATGGACAACAATTTGTTTATACTTTCAAAGATGGATCTACTCATACTTTAATGTATAGACCAACTAATACAACAGTTACAACATTACCAGAAGCAACAGTAACTGCAAAAAGAAAAAATAGATTTGTAAATGTTAAATCTACAAATTCTAAACCTACAAGAGAAGCTTTAATGAAAAAATTAAATTCAGGAAATATTACATTTATAGATAAAAATGGTAAACAAGTAAAAGCAACAAAAGAACAAATAGAAAAAATGAAACGTTGGGTATCTGGGCCTATGACAGGTAATCCTCCTTTAGCGATAAGGGGGTTGGCATATAATATGCTACAAATTGCAGGTGCTCGAATAGCACATAAATTACCAATGATTGGAAAAATAGGATCTACAATAAAATCTGGTCTTAAAAAAGTAGAAGATATGTTACCTAAAAGATATGATAATCCAACCCTAACAAATGGAAGATATATAAGTGCTGGTAAAAAAGGACTTAAACGTCTTTCTTCTAGTAGTAAAGCTGCTACTAGAAATGCTTTATTAAATCCTTAAAAAATATTAAAATTTAATTAATTGTTTGGTTATAAATAAATAATTAACTATCTTTGCACTGCTTCTGTGAAGAAGTAATGCAAGTTAAATGGTTATTGGGGATAGTTTATATTATCTTGAAGGTTCTAGATATAAACTTTTATGTAAGATTAAACCTTCATATTTGGCTAATAGTTCAATGGTTAGAACAGTAGACTGTTAATCTATTAATCTAAGTTCGATTCTTAGTTAGCCAGCTTTATTAGGAGTTTAAGCAAAACAGTGGCTTTAACGTTGGTTCTCGAAAAACGATATGCGCGGTTGGTTGACCTTAAAACCTTAGCACCTACATCTTGCGTACGAAAATTATAGGGGTGCTTAAATTGGGATATAGTATAATGGTTATTACATCTGTTTTTGGAGCAGATAATCTAAGTTCGATTCTTAGTGTCCCAACAATACTTCGGTAGCTCAGATGGTTAGAGTACCAGAGAGAGAGGAACTCTGGAGGTCATTGGTTCAAATCCAATCTGAAGTATTATTTTATGAAAGGCCCATAGTCCCTGAATATAAATAACTTAGCTGCAGCAATATTGTTATTATTAATTCAAACTATGGGATATGCTTCTATAGCTCAGTTGATAGAGCAATGGTTTTGTACTCCATGTGTCATAGGTTTGAATCCTATTAGAAGCTCAAATGACGCTATCTTCTAAATGGTTAGGAAACAAGATTTTCAATCTTGTAATTTGGGTTCGATTCCCAATGGCGTTACAATTTAATATTTAATTCCTTGTAGTCCCTGATGTAGGATAACTAGCCATGGTGATATTGTTATCATTTCAAACTATAAGGTTAAGCATCAGTAGCTCAACTGAATAGAGCAACGCCCTTCTAAGGCGTGGGTTGTGAGTTTGAGTCTCACCTGATGTACTATGAAAAATTTAAACTATGAAAGATTTAGACACAAATAAAAAAGAAGATTTAAAATTTCATGAATATAAAATTGTTATAGAAGATGGAATAAATTTAGATGAATTAATACGTTTTACAAAAGAATTATTTATTAAAAAATAAATTAATAATTATTTTTAAAGTCAGTATTTTGAATAATACTTATTAGAACTGTTAGCTCAATTGGTAGAGCATCACACTTTTAATGTGAGGGTTATGGAATCGTACTCCATACAGTTCACAAGAATAGGACTCTTAGCTCAGATGGTTAGTAGCAACAAACTCATAATTTGAAGGTCATAGGTTCAAATCCTATAGAGTCCACTATGTGTTATATAGGAAAATTAATTAAAAATAATACAGGAGTAAGTTCAAAGAATTTCTTCTTAGTAGTAGTAACTATAATTGGTTGTATATTACTTATCATACCTGCTATTATATTAGCTATTGAAGTATTTTATAATCATACAATTGCTACAAATTTAGATGGAATGGCAGCATATATTGCATCAGTAGCAGCAATATTTACATCTGCAGGAATTACTAAAGCTTGGTCAGAAAGATATGAAAACAATAAAACAAAAGAGAATTAAAATATTTAATACTACATATACTATTAAATATATAGATAAAATTGAAAATAACGAAAATAAATTTGTGTTTGGTAGAACAAATGCTATAGATAAACATATTTATATTGCTACTAAAAATGATAATAACAAAAAGTTATCAAATGTTGAGATAAAAACAACTCTTTATCATGAATTAATTCATGCTATTCTTTCTGAAGGAGCTTATGGAAAAGAATCAGATAATGAACCTTTAGTAGAATGGATAGCTAAATGTTTAGTACAACTAAATACTAATAATATAATATAATAAAATAAAATGGCTTCATGGTGAAAATGGTAGACACGAAGGACTTAAAATCCTTTGGGCAGAAATGTCCGTGCGAGTTCGAGTCTCGCTGAAGCTACTTAATTAAAATAAAAAATATGATAGGCAAAAAAGTAAAATCTATTAATACTATTGATCAACAATGGCAAGCAGAAAGTGATGCTAGAACTCTTGCTACATATCAAGAAATATTAGCTGATAAAAATAGAATGAATAGAGCTGTTAAAGAAGCAAATAAGCAAGCAGCAAATCTTACTAAAAGAGCAGCTTTAATGAAGAAAGCAGCTATTAAAAAGAAATAATTATGATAAAAACATTACATGCTGATACAGCTAAACAATTAGCTGAAGCAATAAATAAAAGAAATATTACAAAGAACGAAATACTTAATATCATTAAGATGGAAGATCAATTTGTAGTATTTTATGAAAAAGAATATTGAATATGAGTGAAAAAATAGTTTTAAAAAATCCCACTCATACAAAAGCAGAATATAATGAAGAAGAAGTATATTATTGTTTAAATTGTTTATCATTACGTGTAGTTAACATTAGTGATTTAGACTACTGTGATAAATGTGGTTCTATTGATATAGGACATTGTAATATAAAAGAGTGGGAAGAAAAGTATATAAAAAAGTACGGACATAAATACATACAAAATGGAAAATAAACAACGAATAAACACTGAAAAACTAAGTTATGAAGAATTGAGTAATGTATGTAATCAACTTGATACAAAGTGTAGACAACTTTCACAACAATTGTATCAATTGCAACAATCACAAGCATTACTTAGACTTGAATTTCTTTTTAAGATTATAGATAAGAAAGATTCTTTTGATAAAGATTTTGTTAATAATTGTGTTAATGAAATTAAAGAAATTATGACAATTAAAGAAGAATCTGAAGTTAAAGAAGAAATAAAAGAAAATAAAGAATCTGTTAATGAATCATCAAATGAAGTAGCAGGTTGTAAACGTTTTATAGCAGAATAATATGGAAAAGAAAGTTATTAGAATACCAACAAATTTAAATGATTTTTTTAAATGTTGGTTTATTTTCCTTTCTCCTTTACATAATCTTACTAATCGTGAATTAGATGTTGCTGCTGAATTTTTAAAGAAAAGATATGAATTAAGTAAGAGCATTATTAATAATGATGATTTATTGGAAAGTACTCTTATGAATGAAGCAACTAAAAGAGAAATTAGAGAAAGTTGTAATCTTTCAGCTACTCATTTTCAAGTAATTATGGGTAAACTTAGAAAAGCTAGAATTATAGAAAATAACAGAATTAATCCTAAATATATTCCTAATTTGAAAGAAGATAAAGGTGTTATTCAATTAGTTATTTTATTTGATATAAATGAATGAAATTTATAAACAAGTAGCTAATAAGTTAGGGTTATCCAAAAAAGATGTAGAATTAGTATATAAAATGTATTGTTCTCTTATAAGAGAGAAAATTGAAAAAGTTGATATTGATAATATAGATTATACTGATACTACTAAAGGAGAAGGTTCTTTAATGAGTTTTAATCTAACAAGATTAGGTAAAATTTATTTGAATAAAAATAAAATAAAAAGGAAGAATGAAGTTAAACATAAAGAAAATTAAACCAATGAATAATGTCCTTATAACTACAAAAGATGTATATAAGGATGATATTAAAACAGGAAGTATTGTTACAAAGGCTTCAGGTACAATGAAAGAATATCAAAAGGTTATCGCAATAGGGCCTATGGTGAGAAACATTAGTGTAGGTGATATTGTTATGATAAATCCTTCAAGATATGCAGTTAGAAAGTATAATGAAAAACCTATGGAAAATTCTATTAAAAATGATATGGAATTGAATCCTGTAGTAGGTTATAGATTTAATACAATAATGCTTGATAACGTTGAGCATCTTGTACTTTATGATCAAGATATTTCGTATGTAATTGAGGATTATGAAGAAATTTCAGATGAAGATTCAAATGCTAAAAATATTATTGGTGCTAAACCTTCAAATTCTATCATCCTACCCAAACAAAGAAAGATAAAATCAAGCAATCTGATTATTCCTAATTAATAACATAAAAAATTTAATATACAGGGGAAAGTTTTTACTTTTCCCTTTATTTGTTTGTAATATGAAACTAGTAAAATTAGATAATTATGAAATTAAAGTAGAAGATGAGCTTCTATTACTTAAACCTTTTAATATTGTATATAAAGCAGATAAAACGTCTAATAAGAGTAAATTTTATGACTTTATGACAATATTATATTTCACTTATGATCCAAGAAGTGATTTTAATTATATAGCAAATGAAGAACTTAGACTAAAAGAAGTATGTGAATCTAATGGTTTTAAAGTTCCTAAATTTAATAATAATGAACAAGAATGTATTAAACTTTATCAAAAATTAACTGAAACTTCAGCAAGTATTCTTCTTGAAAGAACAAGAATAGCTGTAGATAAATTAGGTAAATTTCTTGAACAAATAGACCTTACTAAAGAAGATGATAAAGGTAAACCTAAATATACAGTTAATTCAGTAGTTACTGCAATTAAACAAGTACCTCAACTAGCTAAAGATGTAATGGAAGCAGAAAAAGCTGTAGCTAAAGAAATTGAAGAACAAGGTAGAGCTAGAGGTAGTCAAGGTACTAAAAAATTAATGGATGATGGTATTTTAACAATTTAATTATGATAATAGAAGATATTTTTAAGATAAAAGGAGAAGTAGATAAACAACATTATATTGTACATAAAACAATAACTCCAGATAAGCATTTTAAAGCAGTTAAAACATATAAAATTGATGTTTATATAACTCATGATAATATAGAACCTATTAAGAAATATAGTGTTCAAAAAATAACTAAACTAAACGATGAAGTTTGGAATGAATTAGAAAAAGAATTGCTAAAACAAATTTTTAATGAAAGAAGAGACTAATTTAAATAAACTTACAGAAGATACTATTATTCCTACAAATAAATATCAAACACCAATTACTAAACAATTATTAGAAAAATATCCACAAGAAGTACAAGAACAATTTTTAAATTTTGTAAGAAATGTACCATATATTAAAAATTTAATATCTCCTACAAGACCTCATGCAAAAGATTGTAAAAGAGATAAAAATGGAAGAATTATTATTGATTTAACTAATCCAATATTACATGATAATATGGATTATTTTAGACCTACTGCTATTAATTATCAAAAATATGGTAAAATAAATAATCTTAGACCAAATCCTAATCCCAATAGTGAATATGGAAAATGGATTAGAGAAGAAATAAGAAGATGTTATTATGGGTATACAAGAGAATCAGATGGTGATTTTGTTACAGGAGATATGTATTTCTTTTTAAATTATTGTCCAATTCTTTTATCTAAAATTGTAGATCAAAAGAAAGCTTTACGTGTTTGGGATTTTCCTGAATATTGGGAGGGACATAATTTAAAATTTAATTATATAGAACAAGCTAGAAATCATGGACATCATGGTGCAGAATTAGCTTCAAGAGCAAAAGGTAAGTCATTTTCATTAGCTGCAATGACAGCAAAAAGATTTATTTTAGGGGAATCTCCTAAAGTAAATAGAGAAGTTAAATGTTTAATTACTGCCTATCAAAAAGAATATTTAACAAAAGATGGAATATTAAATAAGTTTCAATCATATATTGATTTTTGTGCGCAAAATACTGAATTTCCATCAAGAAGAATTAAATCTTCTTTAAATGAAATGGCATGGAAAATGGGCTATGTTGACCTTGATACTAATACTCAAAAAGGAACTTTAAATGAAGTATTGGGTGTATCTTCAAAAGATGATGAATCAAAATTAAGAGGTAAACGTGGTGTCTTAATAGGAATTGAAGAATTTGGTTCATTTCCTAACTTATTAGGTTTATATGGTACGTTAAGACCCTCAGTAGAAGAAGGTGATCTTACTTATGGATTAATATGGGCACAAGGTACAGCTGGTGATGATACTTCAGATTTTGCTGCAGCTCAAGAAATTATGTATAATCCTATTGGTTATAATATGGAACCTATACCTAATGTTTATGATATTGAAGGACAAGGTAGAAAGTTTTTTACTTATTTTTTTCCTGGATATATAAACAGAAAAGGTTGTTATGATAAAGATGGAAATAGTGATGTAGTAAAAGCACTTTTAGAAATACTTATGAATAGATATATGGTTAAGTATAATTCTACAGACATTAACGCTATTACTAAAACTATTTCTGAAACACCTATAACTCCACAAGAAGCAATTATTAGAACAAAAGGTAATATATTTCCTGTTACTGAATTAAATAATAGATTGAATGAAATTGATAATAATCCTTCATTTTATGATCAAACTTATGTAGGAGATTTAGAATTAAATAATAAAGGAGAAGTAGAATTTGTAGCTACTAATGATAAACCTATTAGAGAATTTCCATTAAAAGATAATAATGCAAAAGGTGCTATTGAAATATTTGAAATGCCTGTTAAGATTAAAGATAAAGTACCAAATGAAAGATATATTTTATCTTTAGATAACGTAGAAAATGATGTTGCTCAATCTATGTCATTAGGTAGTATATTAGTATTAGATCTGTGGACTGATAGAATAGTTGCTGAATATACAGGTAGACCTATGTTTGCTGATGATTTAAATGAAATAGCAAGAAAAATGTGTCTTTTTTATAATGGACGTATTATGGTAGAAAACAATAAGAAAAATACTTTTTCTTATTTCAGTAGAATGAATAGTTTACATTTAATGGCAGATTGTCCTGAATATCTTAAACAAAAGCAAATTATTAAATATAGCACATTCGGTAATAGTAGTAAAGGTATTACAGGTACTCCAGCTATATTTAACTTTGCTTATACTTTAATTAGAGATTGGTTGCTAAAACCTATTACTATTACTAAAGAAGAAGGAGGAGAAACTATAGAATATACTGTACCAAATCTTCATTTTATTAATAATAGGGCATTACTTAAAGAGCTTGTTCTTTTTAATCCAGATATAAATGTAGATAGATTAAAATCATTGTGTCAATTAATGTTATACAGAGAAGAAAAGATGATTCTTTATCAAAACAATATAAGTAATGCTCAAAATAGAGATGATGATAAGGATTTAAGTAATGATCCATTTTTTAAAGACAATTATGATAATAAAGAATCAATATGGGTATAAATTAATAAAGTTATAATTTATTTGTTTATATTGATAAAATGTTATAATTTTGCATCAAATAATTTAAAAAATTATGAGTGAATTTGTACAATTTCCTCCACAGCAATTATCTTTTAATAAAAAGACTAAAGCTTGGAGAAAAACTGTATTAGATTGGGCTGACACCAAATCATTTACTCATTATTCACCTGTAAGAAAAAGTGTATTGCATAAGAAAATCAATTATGATTTACTTAATGGTGTACTACATATGAAAGATTTAGCTCAAATAATAAATCCTGAAGATTTAAAAGCTAAATATATTCCTGAAAAAATACAACATTTTCCTATTATAAATAGTAAATTAAATGTATTAATAGGTGAAGAATTAGGAAGAGTTTTTGATTATAGAGTTGTAGTTACTAATCCAAATGCAGTATCAGAAATAGAGGAAAATAAGAAACAACAAGTTCTTCAACAAATACAACAAGAAATAGAAAATCAATCACAATCTCAAGAAGAATTTCAACAAAAGCTTGAGAAAATGAATGAATATTTTACATATGATTGGCAAGATATGAGAGAGCAAAGAGCTAATTATTTACTTAATCATTATGTAAAAGAATATAATATGCCACTTATATTTAATAAAGGCTTTATGGATGGTCTTGTTGTAGGTGAAGAAATTTATAGATGTGATATAAGAGGTGGAGAACCAATTATTGAAAGACTTAATCCAAACAAAGTATATGTATTTAAATCAGGTTATTCTAATAAAATTGAAGATGCTGATGTAATAGTTATTGAAGATTATTTATCTCCTGGTCAAATTGTAGATAGATATTATGATTCTTTATCAGCAAAAGATAGAGATTATATAGAAAAGTTACCTTATAATAATACTTCTACTCAAGGAGATGAGGAGGAACCAAGAAATGCTTGGATTTCTGCAGATTTAGTTGGAGATGATAGTAGAAATTTCTTTTCTAGTATGTTAGAATTTACTGATGGAAATACAACAGCCATTGATACTCCTTTTGATATGTATGGTAATATTAGAGTATTACAAGTATATTGGAAGTCAAGAAGAAAAATTAAAAAAGTAAAATCTTATAATCAAGAAACAGGTGCTGAAGAATTTAATTTTTATCCTGAAAATTATGTTTGTGATGAAGCTAAAGGTGAAGAAGAAACTACTTTTTGGATTAATGAAGCATGGGAAGGTACTAAAATAGGTAAAGATATTTATGTAAATATGAGACCTAGAGTTGTGCAATATAATAGATTGAGTAATCCTTCAAGATGTCATTTTGGTATTGTAGGTTCTATTTATAATCTTAATGAAGATAAGCCTTTCTCTTTAGTAGATGTGATGAAACCTTTTAGTTATTTATATGATGCAATTCATGATAAACTAATAAGATTAATGTCAAGAGATTGGGGTATTCTTCTTCCTGTTGACTTAGCTAAAGTTCCTGAGCATTGGGATATAGATAAATGGCTTTATTTTGCTAAAGCAAATGGTATTTTTGTTACAGATAGTTTTAAAGAAGGTAATAAAGGTGCAGCTACAGGTAAACTTTCTGGAGCATTAAATAATGCATCAAGTGGTGCAATTAATGCAGAATTAGGTAATTCTATTCAAGCTTATATTAGTATGCTTGAATATATTAAAACTGAAATGTCTGAGGTAGTTGGTATTAATAAACAACGTGAAGGACAAGTTGCAAATAGAGAAACAGTAGGTGGTGTAGAAAGAGCTACTTTACAATCTTCTTATATTACTGAATATTTGTTTAATACACATGAAGATGTTAAAAGAAGAGCTATAGAATGTTTTTTAGAAACAACAAAAGCTGCTTTAAAAGGAACAAATAAAAAGTTTCAATATATATTACCTGATGGTGCTTCAAAGATATTAGATATAGATGGAGATGAATTTGCTGAAAATGATTATGGTTTAGTTGTAGATAATAGTAAAGGTACACAAGAACTTAATCAGAAACTTGATACTCTTGCACAAGCTGCTTTACAAAATCAGTCATTAAATTTCTCTACTATTATGAAATTATATAGTAGCGCTTCTATGGCTGAAAAAGAAAGAATGATTGCATTTAATGAACAACAATTACAACAAAGACAACAAGAGCAAATGCAACAACAGCAACAGATTCAACAACAACAGATTCAACAACAAGCTGAAACAGCTCAAGCTAAAATGGAACAAGATTATAAAATTGCACAAGAACGTAATGAAACTTCAATTGTTGTTGCTCAAATTAATGCTCAAGCTGAAGCACAACGTTATGCTTCATTAGATAATCAAAATGATGGTGTACAAGAACCTATTTTTAGTGAAGAAGCAAGAGCTAAATTAAATGAATCTATTAGACAATTTGATGCTAAATTGAAATTAGATAAAGAGAAATTAGCATTAGATAAAACAAAAGCTAGTAGAGATTATGATATAAAAAAGAAACAATTAAAAAATAAAAATAGCAATTCATGAAAAAAATAAAAGATATAATATTATCTGATAAAACACCAATGGATAAAAACTCATTGTGGCTGAAAGATGGTAATTTGAAATATTTTGAAGGTGTATGGAAAAATATTGATACTTCAAAAATGTTAACTAATACTTCTGATATTATTTTAGATTTTGAAAAATGTTCAACGGAAAATAAAAATGATGATATCAAATATTTAAAAAATTTTATAGAACAAGGAGAAACTTGGGCTAAAAATAATGGTACATATGAATCAAATGCAAGTGAAGCTGTATTTAGTTTTCCTGTTTTAATGAAAGATCATTATATATTGATACCAAGTGTTGCTTATTCATTAAATAATGAAACGGTAGTATTTACAAAATCACAATATATATATTATCCTGATATCGATTCTATAGGAGAAAATGACATTTTTGTAAATCAAAGTTGTATTGTTACAGGTAAGATTACGATTGATTTAAATAAATCTAATTATTTTGAAAATACACTTGATATGGATTCTGAAGACCTAACAGCCAGGTTATTAAAAATTTCATTTACTGATAATAATCAAACACAACTTTCACAAAAAAGTTTATTAGCAATCCGAAAGGAACTTGACAATGGCCCATGTTCTTGTATTTTAAATGGAGTTGTTGTTTCTTGTAGACTGAGTGATGGTTTTAATGATGGTTTTAAGGATAATATTATTATTACATCATCTATAAAATATGGCAATCCTAAGGTTGATACTTCAGGTGGTAAGGCAGAAGAAAATATATACAAAAATTATGATAGTATATTTAATCTTCTTATTGATTCTGAATCAGGGAGAGTATTAAGAAAGAATCAACAAGTAAATGGGCCTATTGCAGGTATGTCTACAAGTCCAGGTATGGTTAAACAAATGCCTAAGATTCCAGCTTTACCTCCATATGCAACATTAGCTACCGTAATTGATTCTTATAATACACTTTTAACTAAATTACAAGATGCATATATGATGGCAAAAAAAGAAAATTAAAATGTTGAATTATGATATTTACAAGAAGTGATTATGAAAAAATACAGCAATGGTTACTATTAAATTCAAAGAAAGATAGCGAGTTTCAATATTTTAATTTTAATAATTTAAATAATAATTATAATTTAGAGTTTTCTGGAATTAGTCAAAACTTAGAAACTACAAATTATGATAATTATAGAATTAAAATTGAAGATCTTAGGTCTTATTTAAAGCAGTCTTATTCAAATGAATTTCTTACTAGAGATTATACATATGCTTCATATGTAAAACCTTTTGATGTTTATTTTGATAAAAGTCAAAATAGTTTCTTTAAAAATTGGTTTAAACTAACATTAGGTAAAGAACCAGTTTTAGGAATAGAAAGAAAGAGAGATACTGAAGATTATGTTTCATTAGTTAGAATTTCAGAACACCCTACTACAGAACTTAATCCTAATGAAGATCATTGTTCTTATGGAGGTGAAATTAAGATTTTAGGTTATGATGATTATACAAAATCATTTGAAGAAGATCCTAAATATGTTAATTTAAATAGACATAATTCTTTTGAAATAAGAATAGGAACAAGAGCAGAACTTGGTGTAGGTGTTTATCCTTCAAATTATATTGAAGAAGATAGAGGTGAAATACCTAAAGATTTCAAAGGACTTTATATAAACAATGAAGATAATTATACACCACATAAAACTACAAATGCAGGTGTTTATATTAGAGGAGCTAAAGAAAATGAAATTCTTACAGCACAAGGTTCTAAAACTATAAATCCTGTACTATATTTAGGTGATTTAAATTTATCATTGGAGGAAATTGATGAAAAATATCTGATTAATCCTAAAATATGTTTTAATAAAGAGATATCTACTATTACTTTTATAAATACTATAAAAAATAATAAAACTAAAGCATTAAGTACGGTATTTCAAGTTAATAGTGAATTAAATGCTGATGGGCATAATATAAAAGGGGTTACTCAATATTTATTTATAAATAGTCAAATAATAAAATGTAGAACTTTTTCAATGATAGACAATATATTATATAAAAGTAACTGGAAAATTTTAAGTAATATAATAACAAGAAATGGTACTTATTCTTTATTTAATAATACAGATATTGATACAAGAATAATTGCTGAATAATATATAAAATAAATAAAAATGGGAAAAATAAAAAATAAAGTTTTTGGTTTAGTTGTAAGTAAAAATGTAACTGATTCTTTAGCTGATAGTATAAAAGATGACAATCAAGCTAAGTTTTATTTAGCTCAAGATAAGCTTCCTAATGGACAAGCTCTTGATGATGTTACAAGTCCAAATGAATTAACAGATAGAAATGTACTTATTATAAACGGTAATAAAATTCAAGGTGTTAATCAAAAGGATCTTTCTAAATTAGATGCTATTACTGATGTAAGTAAGCTCTTTAAATATAAAGGTTCTGTTGCAACAGGAGATGAACTTTTGAAAAAAGTTCCACCTGAAGCAGAAGTTGGAGATGTATGGAATGTGGAGCAAGAATGTGAAATTGATGGAGTTAAATATCCAGCTCATACTAATTTTGTTTGTTCTTCTGCTAAAGTATCTATTGCTGGGAAACCTGCTTCTTCTACTTGGGACTCATTAGGCGGTACTATGCAAATGGGTACAGAAGCGAAGGCTCACAAAAATGATGAACATATACTTACATATTATACTTATGATCCGACAATACCAATAACTCGATTTTCTTTAATGTTGTCTGACAATGGAGGTTTATATGTAAATTCACAGAATCGGTTAGACCTTAATCATAATAATGCAGATGAACAACGTATTATTGCTGTAGACAATCGTTCACAGCAATTGATTTATAAGAGAAGGCCAAATTCCATCATAGACAATATTTCAATTCGAGTAGGTACACCTTTATGCATAAGTTCAAATAATGAAATAGAATTAAAAGTTGGTACTGGCTTAGCTGTTGACGATAGTTATACTGGTTCTGTTTATTTGAATTTAAAGTCAGATCCTAAAGTCACAGCCCTAGATCATAAATACGAAGGTAGTGGTCTTTCGTATGATTCTAATCAGGCATTATCTATTTCATTAGCTACTTCAGCAGTTTATTACAATGATATAATTCCTAACGGTTTAGGACTAGCAACTTATGCTGGTACAGCAGCAGGTCACGCAACTGGAGGTCTTTACATATCTGAATCAGCAATTGTTGACTTTATTAAAAACGATATATCAATAAAAACATATATTAACTCCCTAATTAACGAAAAACTTAAAGCAAAATAATAAGTAAATTAAATATATAATGGAAGAGAAGAATATTAAAGTAAGTGTTGTAATTACAGCATATAATGTAGAGAAGTATATTAAAAAAGCAATTAATTCAGTATTAAATCAAACATATAAGAACATAGAATTGATTATAGTAGAAGATTGTTCAACAGATAATACACTTAAAATCATTAAAGATTTACAAAAATCTGATACAATATTCCCTATTAATCTTGTACAACATAAAGAAAATGTTGGTGCAGGATTGTCAAGGAGAGATGGCATTAAAGCTTCTACAGGTGATTTTATAATGTTACTTGATGCTGATGATTGGCTTAATAAAGATTATATTGAACATCTTGTTGATAAACAAAAAGAAACTGATGCAGATATAGTAGGAGGAGGAATGACTTATTGTTATGAAGATACTGACAAGTTTGAGACTAAAACTTTTGGTACAACTGTAAGTGAAGGATTTCAAAAGTTTATGGATTATAATGATGGTAAGATTGTTTTCTTAAATAATAAGATTGTAAGAAGTACTATGTATGATACAGTTGAATATTGTGATAGAAGATATGTTGAAGATACTCCTGTTATAATGAAACTTCTTTACAATGCAAATAAAGTAGCTTATGTAAATGAAGCTGGTTATAATTATTTACAAAGAAATGGTTCTCTTTGTCATGATTCTTCTAGATGGAAACATAATTTATTCTGTGCTTTATGCTGTGCTGAATTAATTGAATGGTTTAAGGATAAGCCAGAACCTTACAAAACAATATTTGATTTAAGTCAATTTGTTGAGTATCTTAAAGCTATGAATGAAATACAAGTAACTAAAGAAGAAAAACAAACATATATTGAAGAATATGATCAATGTATGAAATATTTAATTAGTCATATTTCATAAGTTAAAATAAAAAAACTCAATTATACTATTGTATAGTTGAGTTTTTTATTATATTTTTGCAAAGAATTTAATGTAAATGAAATGGATAATTACAATAAAATTATAAATAAAAATCATGCGCCTAATTCTTTACAAATTAGTTGTTTAAAAGATATAGTTGCAGGAAAAGATTTTGAATTACAAAGTGGATTCTTAATTAAGAATAATACAGATGAAGATTTACAAGTAACTATTATTCCTTTAGATGGTGAGGAAGAGATTACTACAACTATGTATATAGGATGGAATCCTGAATTAGTAAAGAAAGTTATTAACGCTCCTTCGGGACTTCAATACGGATATTAATATGGGAACAGCTATTACGGGAACACAAATGCGTACACCTAAAGCTTCTGTTGTAACAGAATTACCAGATAAAGGTGTAAGTAATAAAATATATTATGTACCTAATGGTACTACAGGTGATAATAAATATGATGAATATATTTGGATAAAAGATGCTGAACATCCTAATGGATACTTTGAAAAAGTAGGTCAGAAAGATATTGATTTAGAACCTTATGCTTTAACAGAAGAAGTTGATAAAAAACTAAAAACTAAAGTTGATAAAGTTATAGGGAAAGAGCTTTCAACTAATGATTTTACTAATGAATTAAAGCAAACACTTGAAGATCTTAATTCATGGAATTATATAGGTATTTTATCTAGTTGGAATGGTATTGCTAAATTAACTACAGAATCTACTGAAGCTGATATATTAAATGCATTAACCATAACTCCTTTAAGAGGAAATAAAATTAATACTAAAACTGAATTATTTAAAGTTTTAGATCAATGTGCTATTAATAAGAAATTCTTAAAAGAATCCAGTACTAATGCTCATGTATTTGTAGAACATATTGGTTCTTGCTATGTAATTCAAATATTAGGTAATAAGGCAGCTGTATTAAATGGCAATTTAGTAGGAACACCTGTTCTTAGACATATTACTATTTCTGCTAATTCAAATGAAACACTTACTGTACGTAAAAATCCATTTGAAATTAAATTAGAAGATATTAATAAAAAAGTAGCTAATTTAGAAACACAAGTAAAAGATTTAACTGATAGAATCACAGCACTTGAAACTAAATAATATTTAATTAAAAACTATAATAATATGGGAATTAAAATTAAAGGTAGACCAAAACCTATTACTCCAAAAGCAGGTATAACTCATGGTAAGTATGCAATGGGTGGTAAATTAAAGAAAGGTGGTAAGAAATCTAAAAAGTGTTAGTATATATAATAAAGTATGGTATAAAATATTTTTAATAATCTTGAAATATATTCCTGCTATTATTACAATATTTTATGTATTAAATACTTTTCTGTCTTTTGTAGGTATAGATACTTTCTGGATGAGTTATGTTTCAGGAATATCTATACTTACTTGGATATTTTTATATGTATCTAATTTTGTTTTTAATTATTGTATTTATCATAGATTATTCTTATATTATATAGCTTTAAATGATATAATAACAATAATAGATTATCATTACAAAATACCTATTAAAAATGAAACTTTATTTATGTTACATAGTATTTTATTAGGTATTTTTATTATATTAATTGTAATTAAATATGTTACAAATCATAAAAAGAATACTACTAAAAATAGTAGACAATATAGATTCAGGTAATTCTAATATGACTTCTTCAGATCAGTTGAAAATATTAGAAGTGCTAAAAGAATATACAGATAAAGAAGTAAGACTTAGTAAATATCAAGCTTGTAAATATATAGGATTAAGTAGAGTTTCTTTTGATAATTATGTTAGATTTGGTTCTTTACCTAAAGGTATAAAACAACAAGGATTTAAAGAATTATTTTGGACAAAGAAATCTTTAGATAAATTTCTAAAGGAAAGAGAAAAGAAAGAGAAGAAAAAAGAAAAGAATAACGTATGAAATATTTTTATGTATTCATAGTTTTACTTTTATGTATTAGTTGTAAAACTAAATATCAATGTGTAGAAGTACCAAAGGAAATAATAAAAGTTGAGTATAAAGATAAATTGATACATGATAGTATTTATAATATAGATAGTATTTATATTAAAGAAAAGAATGATACAATTTATTATTTTAAAACTAAAATTCAATATAAATATAAATATATTAAAGATACTATTTTTAATACAGATACTATTAAAACTACAACTATTAAACCAATAGAAGTTACAAAAGAAATAGTTACAAATAAAATTAAATGGCATCAAAAAATCTTTATGTGGTTAGGAGGAGTATTTATGTTATTTATAATATATAAATTAACAAAATACATTAAGAGAGAATGATTGATTTAGGTGTAATAATTACAGCTTTAGTAGGAATAATGACGAGTGGTGTTACAAGTTGGATTACTTGGTTTCTTACTAAAAAGAAATATAATGCAGAAGTTGATGGAGCATTGTTAGATAATATGAAAGAATCACTTAATTTTTATAAAGAATTAAGTGAAGATAATAAAAGAAGATTAGAAGATGTTTTGGATAGAAACAAACAATTAGAAAAGGAAGTTTCAGATCTTCGTAGACAAGTTACAGCAATGCTTAGTACAATATGTACAGATTTAACTTGTATGCATAGAATAAGTAAAAATTTAGAGGATTAAATAAATGAAAATTGTTGTAGATAGAAAATATAAAAAGTCAACATATACAATAAGTAATCTTACTATTGATGGTAAATGGTTTTGTAATGTTGTAGAAGATACAGATAGAAATTTAGATAATACAATGTCTGTTACTCACATACAAAAGGTTAAAGATGTTAATGGTAATGGTGTAAATGATGATGCAATTACTGCAATACCAAGAGGAACATATAAAGTTACACTTGATGTAGTTTCTCCTAAATTTAGTAAAAAGGATTATTATAAAAAGTTTTGTAATGGTAAAGTTCCTAGATTACTCAATGTACCAGGTTTTGATGGCGTTCTAATGCATTGTGGATCTACTGCTAAAAGTAGTGCTGGTTGTTTAATTTTAGGCTATAATAAAATTAAAGGTGGAGTTGTTGATTCACAAAAAGCTTTTGAAACAGTATATAAGGAATTATTAAAAGATAAAAATAATATCACAATTGAAATTAAATAATTAGCAGGTTCTTGCTAAATTGTTTTTAGTGTTTTCATGATGTTTATTTGAGGAGTAGTAACATTAGTTATTACTCCTTTTTATGTTTAATTTTGTGATGTAAGCTTACAAAAATATTGTTTATTAATCCTTTAAATAAATAAAATTATGTCAGAAGAAGCAACTAAAACTTATGTATTTGGACAAGATAATAATAGTTTATTGTCTATGTTAGCTCCATTATGTCAACAAAGAGGTGTTGATCCAAATGTTCTTTTAGCAATGAAAGATAAAAATAGTTTTGGAGATGGTGGCTTTCTATGGGTTATCTTCCTCTGCTTCCTTATGGGATGGGGTGGTTATGGTAATGGATTTGGCTTTGGTGGTAGAAATGGTGAAGGTCTTGCTAATCAAATTAATAATGATTATGGTAGAGACTTACTCCTTCAAGCTATTAATGGGAATGGTAATGCTATTAGTCAACTTTCCACTACTCTTAATTGTGATATTAATGCTGTGCAGAATGCAATAAATGCAGTAAATAATAATGTAAGTAGTGTAGGTAATCAAGTAGGTATGACTGGTCAGCAAATTGTTAATTCTATTCAAAGTGGTAATCAACAAATTGCTGCTCAATTAGCTCAATGCTGCTGCAATACACAGCAGTCTATTCTTAAAATGGGTTATGATAATCAAATAGCAACACTTAATCAAACAAATCAGTTAAGTGGTAAAGTTGATACAAATACCTCACAAGTAACTAATGCTATTGCTAATCAAACTGCATTATTAAATGATAAATTCTGTCAACTTGAAATGAGAGATATGCAGTCTAAGATTAATCAGTTACAAGAAGAAAAGAGTACTTTGCAGAATCATATAAGTAATTCAAATCAAACTTCACAGATTCAAAGCTACATTGCAAGTGTAGTTAATCCAATTGCTCAAGAAGTTAATGCTATAAAATGCGCACAACCAAATACAGTTACTGTTCCTTATCAACCTTTTGTTACAGTTCCTAATTGTGCTGCTTATCAGTTAGGTTTAGTTAATGGTAATCAAAATCTTTGGTTTTAAGAAAGGAGGTGACTATGGCTATTAATATAAGATACCTTAGTAATATGAATGGTATTCCTAGATTAGAATCAAATAGTGTTGCAGTAAATACTGCAAATGTAGTATTTACCTTTACTAATCCTGGCCCTAGATTTAATAATGAGTATAATGGTTTAGTATTATTGAAATTTAATCAAATAATACCAACAGGTACAACAGGAACATTACCAATATTAATAAATAACCAAGCAATTACAACATATAATGGTGCAGCTTTAACTGTTACTGCTTTTAAAGGCACAGGTATTTATTTGGCTTATTATGATAGTGGTAGTAAAACTTTACAAATTATAGATTAATATTAAAACTATAGAATATGTTTCAATCATTAAGACAAAATAGTCCAATTTATATATTTCATAAAATAGATAATCCTTATTTAGAAATAGGAACTATATCAACAATCAGTTTACCTAAACCTAAATATGCAGTTCCTGCTACTTTCAATAATACACAAGAAATGTGTGTAGATATTGTAGTTAAAATAAATAATAATGTTGTTAACTATAATAATTTACCTGCAACTCTTGATATTGCTGATAGTACTAGTAATGGAGATAACATTGTAATTGCTTCAAGTAAAGAAGCAATGAATGCTGAAATACTTAGTTTAAAACAAAAAAGTATTGATGAATTAAATAGGAAAGAATATAATGAAAATATAGTTAGAAATTGTGATAAAATATTGGCAGACTTAAATCCTGAATTTGCAGAGAAACAAGCACAAAAAGCTGAAATAGATTCTTTAAAATTGCAAATGCAAGAAATGTCTAAAAATATGCAAAGTCTTATTGAATTAAATAAACAATTAATGAAACAAACTTCTAATAATAAAGAATAAAACTATGAAACTTTGGGAATTAAGAGAAAACGCATCATCTAGAGATTCATATCCTAGAAGGAATAGAGAAGATGATTATGAATACCCTATGAAAAATAGAGGTAGATATGAAGAAGATGAAGAATGTGATGATTATGAAGAAGGTTATAAAGCTGGTTATAAAGCAGCAAAAAGAAAATACTCTCACATGATAGAAGATAGATATTAATTATTAACTAAGGGAGTAGTAATACTCCCTTTTATTATTTACAATTATGAGATTAGATATATATGAAAAGTTACCATCTGGAATGAAAGAATATCTTACTTATTATGGATGGCATTTTAATAAAAAGATGTGTGAATTTGCTTGTAAAAATATGTATAAGACTGATAGTAATGGACATAAAGAATATATACAAATTTATACCAAAGAACAAATAGATGATTTACTTAAATCTTATAATATAAAACTACATGACAATACATATGATTATGTATATATAGGTAATATGTGTAGAGCAGATTTTTATGGTTCTTCAATAACAGATGAGCATAAATTATGTCTTTATATTAAAGATGTAGTTGAAGATAATGATGCTTATGAAGGTATGATTTTTACAAGATTTTATGCTGATTGTATAGGTAGTGGTACACCAATTTATTGGGAAGATTTTATTTAAAAATAACAAGTTTTTAATGTATATATTATTAATGTATTTAAAACGTATTCTTAAACTATAAATATACTTAATTTTGCACTAAAATTTAAGGAGAAATTTATGGAAGTAATTAATTTTAGCGCAGATAATATAATACCAGAATCAGAAGTAGAACAACTTCTAAATGGTACAGAATCTGCTTCAGATAGTTCTTCAAATGATACTACATCTAGTGATGAATCTAATGAATCTAATGTAAGTACATCAGCTGAAGAAGATAACAATGAAAACAAAACTGTTTCTGCCGAGGGTTTAACTTTTGATGATAAGTTAGAATTTCCAGAGAGCGTAGGTGGAGAAGAAGATAATGATATAAGTCAGAATCAAGATGATGGAGAAAACTCCTCTGAGCTAGAGGATAATACTTCTCCTAAACAAAACTTCTACTCTTCCATTACAAATGCTCTTGCAGAAGATGGAGTTTTCTCTAATCTTGATGATGATGCTCTTTCTAATATAGAAACACCTGAAGATTTTTCAGCATTAATTGATGAAGAAATTAGTAGGAGAATGGATGAAAGACAGAGAAGAATTGAAATGGCATTAAATAATAATGTACCTTCTACTGAAATTCAAGCTTATGAACAAACACTTAATGGTTTGTCACAGATTACTAATGATGTATTAGATGCTGAAACAGAACAAGGAGAAACAATAAGAAAGAATTTAATATATCAAGATTATGTTAATAAAGGGTTTACACCTGAAAGAGCAACTAAAGAAGTACAGAAATCTTTAAATGCTGGTACTGATATTGAAGATGCAAAAGAATGTTTACAAAGCTGTATAGATTTTTACAATAATCAATATCAACAATTATTGACTAATGCTGAAAATGAAAAACAACAAGAGCAACAAGCCATTCAAAATAGAGCAAAAAATATAGAAACTTCTATTATGAATGATAAAGATCTTTTAGGAGGTTTAGAAATTGATAATAATACTAGAAAAAGAACAATTTCTAATATTTCAAAAGTAGCATATAGAGATAATGAAACAGGTGAATATTTAACAGAACTTCAGAAGTATCAAAGAGAAAATGAAGATGCTTTTATTAAGAATGTTGGATTGATTTTTACTCTTACTAATGGTTTTAAAGACTTTGATAAATTTGTTCAAAGTAAAGTAAAAAAGGAAGTTAAGAAAGGTATTAGAAATCTTGAAAACGTAATTAATAGTACTTCTAGAGGTAGTGATGGTTTACTTAAATTTGCAGGACAATATGCAAAAGAAGATCCTAATTCATTTATTGGAAAAGGATGGAAATTAAATATTTAATTCTTTATTGATTTATCTTGATTTATATATAATATGAATACTTTTAAATTTAATATATAATGGCAGGTAAATTAGGTAAGTGGCAAGTAAAAGGCTTTACTTCATGGAAAGGTCTTACTAATAGAAACCACTTGTTAGCTGCTTTTGGTGCAGCTCCTCAAAAGGCAAGCAATATCATGGTTAAGTTGCTTGCTTATCAATTTGGTAACTTGACCAGCTCAACTTTGGAACAGTTACCTGTTAAGTATTTCGATACTGATGAAGAATATACTTGGGATATTGTTGGTTCAAATCAACGTAATATTCCTTTGGTAGAAGCTAGAAATTATGCAGGTGAATCTCTTACTGGTACAAAAGATATTGTAGGTAAGAATGGTGAACCTTTCTATCTTGTATTTCCTGAAGATTGGTTCTTCAGAAATGAAGTTCTTTTTGGTGAACTTAATGAGCTTTATCCTATTAAAGTAATGGAGGAAGCTAAGATGGAAGGTACAAATGCTGTTTATAAATGCTATTTGTTTGGCCTTAATGAAGATGGTATTCCTGCTAAAAGACTTCAACCTGGTGAAAGATTCTCACATGAGTTTTCTCCTATTGAAAGAGAAATGTCACGTGAACAAGGTGGTATTAGATATTCAACTCCTGTAGAAATGAGAAATGAATGGTCTAGTATCAGAAAGAAACTTAAGATTAATAATGCAGCCATGATGGATCAAAAACTTATGGTTGGTGTACCTGTGATTAAACCTCTTGCAAATGGTGGTTATCAAGAAGATACAGTACATTCTTGGTTGCTTTATTCAGATTATCTCTTTGAAGAAGAGTTCCGTGAAGAAAAGAATAGTGTGATGATGTTTGGTCGTTTAAATCGTGATGCTAATGGTATGTATCATGATGTAGGTGATTCAGGCTTTGTTATTAAACAAGGTAGTGGTCTTAGAGAGCAAATGGAATCAGCTAATACTATGTATTATAATACCTTTAGTTTGAAACTTATTGAAGATGCTCTTTATCAATTGAGTGCTTCTAAGTTAGGTATGGGTGATAGAACATTTGTGATGAAAACAGGTGAAGTTGGTGCATTGCTTTTTCATAAAGCAGTATCAGATTTGACTTCTGGTTGGACTCAATTTATTATGGATAATAGTTCTATTGGTGCTATTAAGAAAACTAATTCTAATCTTCATACTAATTCTTTGAGTGCTGGTTTTCAGTTTACAGAGTTTAAAGCTCCTAATGGTGTTACACTTCAGGTAGAAGTTTCTCCTGAATATGATAATCCTGTTAGAAACAAGATGCTTGATGCTAATGGTAGACCTCTTGAAAGTGGTAGATTTGATATTTTGAAGATTGGTTCTATGGATCAACAAAATATCTTCAAATGTGAAATTAAGAATCGTCCTGAAGTTAGAGGTTATCAGCCTGGTTTGAGAGATCCTTTTACTGGTCAGCAAGTTAACTATATGAGTACTGATGAAGATTCATGCACTGTACATAAGATGGCAACATTTGGTGTATGTGTACTTGATCCTACTCGTACAATGTCTATTATTCCTGCACAACTTAGTGGTGTAGAGTAATAACATATAAGGTAATAGAGATTGGGTTCTCTATTACCTACTATTAATTTTATTTATATGGAAGAGTTACTTAATGAAATGAATGTAGATTTATCTTCAATTCCTATGAAAGAAGTATTAAAAGGAAATAAATCTACAACAAAGAAAAAAGAAAAAACAATAACTACTAAAAAAGTAGTAGAAGATACTGATGATGATCAATTAATTAATTGTCTTAGAAACGAAAGAGTTGTTGTAAGACATATTAATAAAAACAGAATGGGTATTACAAATCCTAAACATATAATGTATGGAGGTATGTTGGAAAATGCTACTAAAGTATATACAGTACCTAAACTTAAATCAGGTGGATTTGTGAATGTTCTTACTAATGAAGAAAAAGATTTTCTTGAAGATGTTATGGGATTAGAACATAATGCTTTATCTGTTTATAAAAGAGAAAATAACTTTTGGAGTGATGCTAATGAAGAAGGTATTTCAAGAGTTTTTCTAAAAAAGTCTGATAATATACTTGATCTTTCTAAACCATCAGATTATATTAAATATAAAATTCTATTGGCAAATAAAGACTTTATTTGTCCCGATTTGAAAACATTGAGAGAAGCTCCTTTAGTATCTTATGAATATGTAATTGTAACTAAAAATGCTGATGTTACAGAAGATAAGAATAAGATGTCTAATATTATGAAAGCTTATAGATTGTTTGGTACTATTGAAAATGATGATGATAAATTAAAGACTATAGTAGAATTATTGACAGGTAGACCTGTTGCAATAAATACAAAGTCAGATTTCCTTAAAGTACAAATCAATAAGTATATCCAAGAATCTACAAAAGAGTTTCTTAATATTGTTGAAGATAAATATCTTGATGCAAAGATTCTTGTTAAGAAGGCAGTAGAAAATGGCATTGTTTCTAAACGAGGTAATTACTATTATTATCGAATTGATAATACACCTTTATGTGAAGCTAATCAAGAACCAACACTTGATATTGCTGCTAAATTTATAATGTCACCTAAGCATCAAGAACTTAAAATGTCAATAGAAGCTCAACTTAATTAATAAAAACAATTCTTCATGAGATACATGAAGATATAAATTTTAAAATATGACTTGTGAAGAATTTTCAAATGAGTTTGACATACTATATAATAATGTAATGTCAAATAAAGCTCCTGGGTTAGATGAGTATGAAAAAAGTGTTTTTCTTACTAGGGCACAGGATGATATAGTTAAAAGATATTTTACTCCTAAGGGTAATAAAGATTTTGAAGGATTTGATAGTTCTTTAAAAAGAAATATGGATTTTAGTTCTCTTTATAGAAATTATATTATATATGCTAAAAATATAGCTTTTCAAAAATTAAATAAAGAGAATGTAAAAACAAATTTTTTTAATAAAGTTAGTAACATAAAATTAAAAGCTACAAGTGAGTTTGAAATAACAAATAATTTAAAACAAGATAAATCTTCTTATTGTATATATAATCGTTCAGGAATTAGTAAATGCTATTTTGCTCTTTGTGACAATGATTTAAAAAGTATTAGTGGGGCTTTAGATATAATATTTAAAAATAAAAATTATCTTCCAATAGAATTTTCTTATTCTACTGAGGATGGTACTGCTTGGAATGCAATTTGTGAAAAACATAAAACTGAAATTGTAGCTTATATAGATTCTTTTTTTAATTCTTCAAATAATACATTTGAAATTAAAAATAGTGTTGCAGATAATATTAAAGATGTAATCAATATCTCTTTATTATTTTCACAAGAAAATGATTCTGTATTCTTACCAATTAATGATCAATTATTAGTTGAAGATACAGTATTAAAGAAAGATAGATTACTACAAATATTACCTATTACTTCAGTAGAATATATAAGATTAATGAGTAAACCTTTTAAGCAACCACTTAAAAATCAAGCTTGGAAATTACAAGAACAATCAACAGATACTTCTTTATCTTATAAATTATTCTTTGGTAAAAATAATAACTTCAAAGAATATACTTTAAGATACCTTACTCATCCTAAACCTATTATTCTTACTAATTTAGGTAATGAAGGTCTTAGTATTAATGGTTATATTGGAGCTAATGAAGATAATCAACTTGTTAAAGAGGATGCAACTACAGGTTATACTTGTCAATTAAATTCAGAATTACATTATGAAATTTTACAAAGAGCTGTTGAATTAGCTAAAGCTGCTTATACAGGAGATTTATCTTCTACTGTACAAATAGGTAATATTAGTTCTACTAATGTAGGACAAGGTGTTGATCCACAACAAGTACAAATAACTAGATAATAATTATGACTACTTCAGAATTTAGTAATGAGTTTGATGTATTGATTAATGCTTATGCTAATAATAATGCTATTGGTGATAATTATGATAAAAATAATTTAGCTTTTGATGAATATGAAAAATCAATATTTTTAACTAAAGCTCAAGAAGAAATTCTTTTATCATATTATAATGGTACAAATAGTAATCAAATTGGATTTGAAGCAACTGAAGAAATAAGAAGATATTTAAGTGATTTAAATACACATGTTACTATTGATTCAACAGAAACTGATAATTCTATTAAAAAAGGAAGTTTAATATCTAATACAAAGATTTCAGATAAATGTTTTAAAATACCTGAAAATCTTTGGTTTATTACATTAGAAACATTAACTTTGCAATCAACAAATGAATGTTTAAATGGTAAACAACTTGAAGTAATTCCTATTACACAAGATGAATACAATAATGTAATAAATAATCCTTTTAGAGGTATAACTAATAATCGTGCATTAAGATTAGATGTTGAAAAAGGACAGCTAGAAATTATATGTAAATATGATTCATACACATATAGAATATATTATCTTTCTAGACCAACACCAATAATTTTAACTGACTTAGGAGATTTAAGTATAAATAATATATCAACTAAAACAGAATGTTCTATTAATGAAAATTTACATAAAACTATATTAAATAGAGCTGTTCAATTAGCAATAGCTAGTAAAATAGGTTATAGAACATCACAACAATAAAGGTAGTTTTTACTACTTATGTTTAATTTAATATTTTAATAAAATGCAATTTTCGCAAAATCAAGTACAACAACTTTATGTTGTTAACAAATTGTCTGCAACACTTTCAGATCCTGCAGCTAAAGGTGAAGCTGCTTTTCATGCAAAAGATAAAGAAGGTTATGTAGAATATAAAGGTGCTAAAGGTACCTATCGTACTGATATGGTGTTAGGCCCTCAAATTCTTAGTATTACTGTGACTTCTGGTAAAGCTAAATCACAAGTAAGACATCTTAAGCAATGGACAGTTAAAGTTAGTGATAATGCTATTGCTGCTATTGGCCAAGTTTGTATTCTTAGACTTTCATTTAGAAATTGGATTGGTATGAGTGATTTTGATACTTATACTAAAGATGTTGCAGTTAAGATTGTTAAAGGTATGACTAAAGAAGCTTTTTATACTCAGTTAGCAAAAGCTATTAGACAATCATTTGCAAGAGAATATGATAAAGTTATTACTGCTACATCTGATGCAACTTCAGTAATTATTAAAGAAGTTGGTACAGACCTTGATGAATGGCAAAGAGGTGTGAAGTCAGTAGCTCCTATTAATCTTACTGTTTCTGCTGATATGATTACTGTTAGTGATGGTGTTGAGGAAACTTGGGTAGATACAACTGAAGCTAATGCTGATAATATTGATGCTGAAGCTTCAAATGAATTTGGTACTAAGATTAAAGCTACGAATTCAGCTACTACTGTAGGTAATGCTAAAGCTATTGCAGATCTTGAATATTTCTGTGCTGGTAATAGAGGTGATATGTATCGTAATATTGGTTGGCCTAATGTCATTCCTACTGAATATTTAATTACAAATACAGATAATGATACAGCTTATGATATTGTTAATGTACATTATTATTTTGTAGGTGCTGGTGTTCAATCAGCTAAATCTGAAAAAGATATGACTTTTGTATGTAAACATGATGCAGAGATTACTGTTGATTCTAAGAATCCTACTGCTTTATCAGGTACATCTACTGCAGAAACACTTGCTAAAAAGTTTAAGGCTCTTACTGGTTTTAATGGTGAAGTAACTGTTGTTGCTGATAACAAGTAAGATTCACATATTTAATAAGGTATAGTCTACCTTAAAATATGACTATATATGAAAGGGAGGACATCATGTTCTCCCTCTTTTTGTTTAATTAATTAACTTATTTAATTTAAAGATATGTTAGAATTTACACTACTTGAAGTAAGTGATGATAATTCATGTATTCACATTAAAGCTAATGTTGTAGATGCTTCTTATACACAAGATGTTTATATTAATAAAATAGTGATTGTAACTAAAGACAATTATGATGCAATTAATATACCTGCTAAAGAAAAAGCAGTTTATTATGATAATACTTTAAATGTAAAGAAATTAGATTTATCACTCACTTTAAATCAATTAATAGGTTTAAAATCATTAGAAAATCAATTATTATATGTATATGTATATACAGAAGATTTACCTACTGTAGAAGTTTTAAAATATCCTTGTGGTGCTGATAAAAATTTAATTGTAGGTGCTTTATTTAATTGGTATCCTCTTTATCAAAGAGGAATGAATAAATTCAAAGCTTTTAAGGATTCATGTAATGTGAATAAAGATTTTATTGATTTTATTTTATTGTTTAAATATTTGCAATTAGCAATTAAATGTAATGATATACCTACAATAAATAATATTTGGGATAAGTTATTCTTAAATTCAAATACATTAACTTCTAATAAATGTAATTGTTATGCAATATGATGATCAACTTTATAATGCTTTAAGTTCTTATTATACAATTCTTAGTAATACAGGATATTATAATGAATCTGTAAATAATCTTTTAGTTGTAGATTTTATTAATACATTTATAGAAAATTGTTATTCTTTTATTACAGATGAAGATATACAATTAATAAATAGTATTATTCCTTGTTTAAATGATTGTTTATTACAAATACCTTTGCTTAATACTTCATTGAGAAAGTTAACAACTAAAGATGATATTATTACTTTAAATAAAGTAAGAAGGCATGAGATTAATGATTTAAAACTTACTGAAAAAATAGACTATAGAGAAACAGAATAATAATTTAAAACTCTTGTGTAAGATAATGATAATAATTATCTTTGCAAGAGTTTTAATTATATATAAAGTATAAATTTAATGGCAACAACATATAGAGAACTTGCTTATTTTTGTTTAGATAATGCTAAGCTATCCTCTGATGATAGTTATTATACAGTAGATCATGTAATATTTTTAATAAATAAAATTAGAGCAGTTCTATTAGATCAAAGATATGCAAATGGAAAAAAAGAAATTCCAGATAGTAATTATCAAACCTTATGTTTAGATTTACAAGAAACTAATAAAATAGATAATGTTCCTTGTATAGGTAATATTCTTAAAAGTATACAAAAAATACCTGATGTGTTATTAGGTAATCCTTTAATATATCCTCAATCATATTTCACTAATAGTGAAATAACTTTTATAAATAAAGAAAGATTTAGATTTGTAGGACATAATAAATGGTTACAAAATATTATATACGCTACAGAATTTAATAATAATATTTATTTGACTTCTGCAAATCCACAATATAAATATTTAAAAAAAATACAATTAAAAGGTATTTTTGAAGATCCTACTAAAGCTTTTGAATTAGAATGTAATAAAGATAATAAAACTAATTGTGATATTTTAGAACAAGATGTTCCTCTAGAAGAAACATTAATGTCACCTCTTATTGAGTTAGTAGGTAAAGTATTAAAATCTAATCTTTATTTAGCTAAAGATGATATAAATAATGCTTCAGATGATCAATCACAATTAGCAACATTTATTGCAAAAAATGCTAAATCAGCTTTACAAAAACAAATAGATGGACAATAAAACATTATTAGCTGAAATACAAAAATTACATAGTACAAAAAAACATTATATAAAAAATTCATTTGGTATTAAATTAATTTTTCAAGAACTAAGAAGAAGGAAATTTTATAATAAACTTACTGTTACAGATTCTCAATTTTATGCTATAATTAAAGAAGTTAACACTTTATTGGCTGAGCAATTATGTAAAGGATTAATTGTAAAATTACCATATGGCTTAGGTCAATTAGAAACTTTTAAAATTAATACTACTGTTAAATTTGAAAATAATAAACTTGTTACTAATAAACCTGTTGATTGGAAAAAGACTCTTGATTTATGGCTATCAGATGAAGAATGTTATAGAAATAAAACTTTAATTAGAAGAGAAATAAAAGCTCTTATTAAATTACATTGGAATAGAATCGGATGCAAATGTAAAAATATAAAATATTTTTCATTTAAACCTTCAAGAAAATTATGTTGTAAATTAGGAGCTTTATTTCAAAATGGTTTATTAGATACATTTAATAAAGAATAAAAATGAATTATATATCAATAAGAGAAATATTTGATAATATTTTAGACAATCCATTACTTAAAGATATTTCTTTAGAAAGAGTAGTTAATTATGCTCAAAGATTTATTAGAAGAATTGGAATGCCTAAAGAATTTATTGAAAAGACTGAAACAATAAACATTGAAGATTGGAGAGGACAATTACCTTGTGATTATTATCAAATGATACAGGTAAGGTCTGCTTATACAAAAAATACAATAAATGAACATCCTATTTATTATAGGTATTCTACAGATAATTTTCATATGTCTAATCATAAAACAAATGAATTTAAAGATCCTACTTATAAAATTCAAGGTAAAATTATTTTTACTTCAACTAAAGAAACACCTATTGAAATTGCTTATAGAGCAATAAAAGTAGATGAAGAAGGTTATCCTATGATTCCAGATAATAGTACATTTGCTGAAGCATTAGAAGCATATATTAAAGTAAAAGTTTATACTAATTTATTTGATCAAAATAAAATAAATAATGCAGTACTTCAAAATGCACAACAAGAATATTGTTGGGCAGTAGGTGCAGCACAAACTGAATTAGTAATGCCTTCTATTGATGAAATGGAATCTCTAGCTAATCTTTGGAATCAAATATTAATAAGAACTACAGAACATAAGCATGGCTTTAAAACTGAAGGTACTAAAGAACATTGGAGGACTCATTAATGCAAAAGAAAGAACAAAAATTTACACCAACAAAAATACAAACAGATATTAGTCCAACTAAGATTAAATCTGATTCAGCAATAAAAATACATAATTTTAGAATTGATAATAATGGAGAAGATTCTTCTACTTTTGCTTTAACTTTAGAAAAAGAAAGTAAAAAATATAATTATACTGGCCCTATTACAAGTGTATTTAAAGTAGAAGATAATATTGAAGTAAACATTAAATATATGTTTACTATTAATTCTGAAATAATTTGTATTTTTTATACACAAGAAGAAAAGAATAAACCTGAAACATTAACTTCTTATATATCATTATTTACAGATGATTTTCAAACAAAAGTTAATGTTTATAGTGCTGTTTCTAATATATTTGGAGAAAACATTCAAGCTACTTTTGTATATGAAACAGATAAAATACAAAAAATATATTGGATAGATAATATAAATCAACCAAGAATATTAAATATTTCTGATTTCATAAATAGTAATGGTACTTTAAATCAAAAGGCTATAGCATATAAAAATGGTATTTTAGATTTTATTCCTGAATTACCTAATAAAACTGAATGTAAAATAACCAAATCTTATACAGGAGGTGAATGGGCTTGTGGATGTATTCAATATTTAATATCCTATTGTATTCCTTATGTAATTGAAAGTAATATTGCTTGGTATTCATCTTTATATTATATTACAAAAGATGGTAAAGGTCTTAATCCTGATGGTAAAATAAAATCTACAGAAACATTTTATTTAAAGATTACAAGTAATCTTAAAGATATCACACCTAATTATACACACGTTAAAGTTTATAGATTACAATATTCATCTTTAGATCAACCACAAATGTATGATTTAGGTTACTATAGATTAGATAATAGTAAAAGGTTAGATGGTAATTATGGCTTAATTATAAAAGATACAGGTATTATTAATGAAAAAGCAACACCTACTGATGCTACATCATTTAAATTTAATAATCTATTTTATCCTATTCAAGCAAATTCTTTTCAAACAAAAGATAATCACTTCTTAGTAGGTGGATATACATTACATGATAATTATTTAGAAGAAACAGAAAATAATAGTTTTAGTATTTCTAATAAAGAAAATGAAAATGAAAATTTAGATTTAAAAACTTTATTAGTAAAAAATGATAATGAAACTACTCCCATAAATATTGAAAATACTACATTCTTTCATAAAAATGAAAGTTATAATTTAGGTGTACAATATATGAATAAATATGGAGTATGGTCTAATGTACAATCACCACAAAATGTAGTTATTGACAATAATACAACAAATGTAGAACTTACATTAAATAAAATTCCTGATGATCAAATTGCTTGTAGAGTTGTATGTTCATATAATACTGTAGATAAAAGAAATTTTATTGCTGAAGGAGCAATAAATAATAGTATACAAGATGGTGAAAATCCATCAATTTATCATAGTGATTATCTTCTTACGAACTTTGACTCATTTAAGTATGGAGCAGAAATGCTTTTAAATAGTGGAGGTGGTTTTAATGATAGAAACTCATATAATTTTTTCAGTAGAACTAATAGAGTATTAAGTTTCTTATCTCCTGAATTTAATAGCTCTATTAATGATTTAGATTGGGTTTTAAGTGGTGACTTATATTGTAAACATATAGCTAATCTAAAATGTGGTGATATTGATTATGGATTATTTATGGATATTAAAAATCCATTAGTTGCATTACCTACAGGTATAGATGATTTAGATAATGGTTATGTTTATAAAGGCACTTCTTACATACCATCTTTATCTATAATGTTACCTACTTATATGGGAGATACAAAAGTAAATATTCCTTTGTATAAAGACGGTAATAATAAATTCCATTATGCACAATATCCTATACCTATTTGGAAAGAAAAGAGATCTCTCAATAATGCATCAAATGTTTCTCCTATTAATCCTACTATTCAAGTAAATAGTAAACAAGATAATGATGTAAATCAAACTACAGCTACAGGTGAATATCAATATTTTTGTAAAAAGAAAATTATTAGTAGACTTTGTATTTTTAATAAAGAAAAGGTTAAAGATGGGCCATGGAAAACATTTAGTTCATCAAAATATATTAATGAAAATCAAACAAAACTTTTCAAGTTAAATAAAGACGCAAAAGAAAATAATATATTTTATAAAGCAAATCCTCAAACATTATTTACTAATAATGCTCAGATTACATTACAAGTATTTAAAAATATTTCATTTGTAGATAATATTGATTCAACTATTATATCTTCATCTTTATTTGATTATGATAAAGAGATACCAAGTGTAACAGTAGATAATGCTGAAAATGCAAAAGAAAATGATTCTGCTAAAACGAGTATGTTATCAGGTACAATAAATGTAAACTACAAAAATGGTAGTCATTTATTGCTTTATAATGATTCAGATTTATACGATGATAAAGAACCAAATAAAATAATAGAACCTAATTATAAAAGTTTATATGCAGCAACAATTCCTTTATTTGTACAATTAGTTTGGATGAGAGATGATAATAAAGCTGTACATCTTTGTAATAGAAGAATTGGTTCTACTGAAAATAAAAATTCTTATTTAGCAGTAAGAGAAATTAGTGGTGATAACGATAAGATGTCTGTTTCTACTGAATTATTTTTCTTAAATCATAATACAGATGATAATGGTGTTTATAGTATACCAGAATTTCCTTTAGCTAATGCAGAATGGGTAAATGGTGGAGATAATGATGAATGTAGATATCATTTAATAGGTTTTAATGAAACAGGTAAAACTAAAAGTAAACATTTAGGATTTGCTACAACTTGGCTTGGTTATACCTATAATAATATAAATAACATTTTTACTGGACATCATTTATTTAAAGATATACCAGGACGTAAATTTCATTTACAATTTCCTACTTCTGTTGATGAAAATGGAGAACATTATGATTTAGATTATTTTTCTACTGCTTATGTAGAAAATGTAATTGAACCAGAAAGAAAAAATAATAATACTCAATATGATGGATATCCTCATAATAAAAATTATTTTACTTTTGGTATAAATAGTAATGAAATAGTAGCTGTAAATGGTAATTTTGCATATGATGTAGGTAATTTACCTTATAAAAAGTATTCTAGATTTTTTAATCATTTTAATTTAGTTAGAACTACAGATAAAGAATATTATGATAATGTTTATTTACCTAGTATTGCTAAGAATGATCCAAATAAAGGTATTATTTATGGTAAGACTACAGATACAGCAAATACAAACTTTAAAGAGTTCTATCAATTTATAGAATGGTATTTTAACAGCTTTTATTTTTATATTAAAAAGTTTGATTATAATCCTAAAACTGATAAATTATATCCTACAGGTACAAATGAAATAGATGAAAATGGTTGGTTTAAATTTAATTATAGTGATAAATATTTAGTAAACTTAGCAACATTCCTTGTTTTATTTTCATGTGAAGATGGAAAAATTAATCAAAATAAAATAGGGCCAATTAAAAGTACAGATGGTAAAGATGTTTATATTGTAGTAAGTCCTGATCCTGAAAAGGAAAATGAAAAAGATAGAAGTATCTATAAATTTAGATTAGGATCTGATGCAGAAGGTAAACCTAAAGAAACAACTTATACTACAAATAATTTAGTATCTGTAAGATTTAAACCAAGTAACGATATAGATGTAGCACAAGCAAATAGAAATGCTCTTGATTTCTTTAAGAATTTCTTAGAAGCTTATTGTAAAGATGCATTTGACACAAAATCTGGACTTAAAGAATGGACTCATAGTAATCATACATATTATGCAAATCGAAAGATTTTAAATATGTTACTTAATAGAATTACTGAACAAGTTGGTACTAGTAGTACTACATCTAGTACTACTTATACTAATGAATTTGATTTAAATCCTGCTTCAGATTTAACTTCTTATTGGACACAAGTAAGAAATTTATCACCTTCATCTTTTGGTAATCCAGATGTAAATGTTTATTATTCAGCTAACTTTCCTAATATGTCTCCTGTTTGTGTTATTACTACAAGAGAAATAGTGGAAGATGAAAAAGTAAATAAATTATATATAGGTTTACCTTATAAAGCTGTTTCAAATGAACCTTATAATAATAGTAATACAGGTAAACAATTAAATACAAGATTATGGAATGATGATAATGATAATAAAGATAATCCATTATTAATTGATAAGAATTTAAAGGAGTGTTATTTCTATGAAATAGAACTTGATGAAAATGATAAAAAAGTAAATGAGCAACAAGGATTTACTTTAACTATTGAGATGTTTTATAAATATTTGAATAGATTTAGTAATGATATAAAAAATGGAACTTACCTTGGTTGGCTAACTAAATTGAAAAAAAGTGGAGATCTCAATAATACTAATAAACCTTTATTATATAAAACAATAAATAATCAAGCTATTACTGATTCAAAAAATATTTATTTTGTATTTCCTTTTGCTAATTGTGGTATAGTTACATCTGAAAATAAAACTAATTTAGTTTATAGAACTGTAAATAATGTAATGGATGGAGAATATCCAGCTGTTAGATTTAATGTAACTACAATACAACCTACAGGTATTATTGTACAGTATAGTAAAAAGAGTACAGTTACTGAATATAGTGATAGAACAATACCTTTATTTACTAGATGTTATACAAAGAATTTTAACTATAATGTAGTTGAAAATGAAACAAAATATACAGGTAGATTTATAAGTGATACAAGTCCAAGATATACTTTAATTGTAGGAGGAAATAATCCAAAACATCCATATGGTAATATTACAGATGGTTTAGATATACCAGCAACTCAGGAAGAATTGAAAGCTGCAGGTTGGTCACAAAGCGAAATAGATAATTGTTGGAAAGACTTAAACTTTAATGATGCTGGTGTAGGATTACAAAAAATTCAATCTGCTGATCATAATATAGTAAATGTAGCAGTACGTGAAATATATGCAGCTTGGGATGGTAAAGATGAAGTTACTGATCATTATTCAAAAGATAATGTAAGTATACCTATTTATGAATTATATAAAAATGATAAACTTACAAAAGATACTAATGTAGATTTTGAACATATTTTGTGGCAAGTATGTAGTCCTATATATTATATTAAAGATATAAAAGAGAATAAAATTAAAGCTACAATAGGTGATTGTTATTATGGAGATTATTATCATATATTAACTATTCCTTATACTAAAGAAGCGAATAATCAATTAGTAGATATTGATAATTTTCAAGTAGCTACACATTGTAATTTATTAGGTATTTATGATGGTAGAAAAGATTTAATAAATCATGTTACTACAGATTTAACTAATATGAATTTATTTAATAATGTTTATAATCAAACATTTAATTTCTTTTCTGTAAATTATCTTAATCCTAAAGAAAATAAAATAAGTCATTATTATCCAAATCAAATTATATATTCATTAGCTAAAACTATTGGTAGTAAAGAAGATAATTGGACAAAAGTTAATCCTGGTACGGGTTTTTATGATGCTCCTGGACATTTGGGTAAAATAACAAATCTTTTAAAAAGTGGAGATAAATTATATGCTTTACAAGAAAGAGGTGCTAATTATGTATCATTTAATGCAAGAATACAAGTTTCTGCATCAGATGGAGTACCAATTGAATTAGCAAACAGTGGTAAACTTGATCAAATAATAACTATAAGTGAAACATATGGTTGTAATAATTATAAACAATCAGTATCTACAGATTTAGGTATTTATTTTATTGATTCTTATAGTAATGATTTATGTTTATTAAAAGATACTCAAATACAAGATATAGCTAAAACTACATTTAATAGTAGTTTGTTTAAAAGTAATAATGGAGATTATGTATTATTCTTTGATAAAATAAAACAAGAATTATATATTCAAGATCAAAGTAAAAATTATAGTATTCTTTACTCATTACCATTTCAACAATTCTTAGGTACATTTGATTATAATAATATTCAAAACATGATTAATTATAAAGACACTTTAATTTATGATTGTTATGATGATACTTATCTATATGCTATGAGAAAAGGAGATAATTATTTCAATAATTATGAAATAAGTGTTGTAAATAATGATGAATTATCTAATTTATTAGAAGCATTTACTTTTAATAGTAGTGATTCATCTGAATTAAAATCATATAGAATTAAAGCAAATGCTTTAGATAATCAACTTATACAAAGAGGTAATAAACCTTTTAATCAAATAAGTGTAAAAAATGATTATCAAAATGCTACACATGATAATAAAACTTTAATTAAAAAATTAAGAACATGGAGATGGCAAATACCTAGACAAAAAAGAAACAGAATTGTTGATAGATGGAATGAAATTACTATTAGTAATTATTCAAATAATACTATCTTGGAACCTTTAAAAGTATATGATTTAAGTTTAACTTATTGGATATAATATAATTAAAATAGTAGTACTATTACAGTACTGCTATTTTTTTTATTTGTTACTTTATTGTATATTAATTTATAATTAACTTTGCAATTAATATAATATAACAAAGCATTAATAATATGGCAATTTATGATAATTATGCTGATTTTGCAGCAATGGGTAAAGAAAAACCTCTTGCTCCAGGAGGAGGTGTTTTAGCCCCAAATAATGAAAACAATGATGGAACTAATAATAATGGAAACAACAATAATAGCACTAAAAATAGTAAATCAAATAATGGATCTAATGCAATGGGAATTGTTGCAGGTGCAATAGGAGCTGCAGGTAATGTATTAAGTCAATTAACAGGAGCTACACAAGAAGTAGAACAAAATGCACAAAATATGCAAAGTAGTATCAATAATAAATTAGGTCAAGTTAATAATTTAGATACTTCTTCTTTAGATGCTTTTGTTGATAGTTCTAGTATAATGAGTGGACTTAATCATACTACTTTTTCTAATGTATATGGTAGAAGTGCTGGTGATGATATATTAGGTAATTTACAAGCTAGTATACAAGGTGCGCAAGCAGGTGCTGCAGGAGGGCCTTGGACTATGGCAGCAAGTGCAGCTGCAGGATCATTCGCTAATTTATTTAGTAGAGCAGCAGCAAGAAAAAAAGCGAGAGACCTTACAAAACAACTTAATGCAGCAGTAGATGCAGGTAATGCTTTAATGGCAGCTTCAACAGATCGTGCTGCGCATACTGCAAGTATGACAGACTTTAATAATTTAATGAATAATGCAGTATTAGCTGCATATGGTGGCCCAATTAATATGAAATATACAGGTATAAATTCTCCTTTTGGTAATAGATTTAATGATGGAGGTATAAATATAAAAAAAGAGAATAAAGGTAAATTTACAGCTTTAGCTAATACACATGGTATGACACCTTTACAAATGGCTAATCATATATTTGCCAATAAAGATAATTATAGTTCAACTCAAATAAAAAGAGCTAATTTTGTTAGAAATGCAGCAAAATGGCATGCTGAAGGTGGAAATCTTGATAATCAATTTAGTGATTTTAGAAATGGAGTTATAGAATATAATGCAGGTGGTACACATGAAGAAAATCCTAATGATGGAGTTCAAGTAGGAGTTGATCCACAAGGTACACCAAATCTTGTTGAAGAAGGAGAAGTAAATTATAATGATTATATATTTTCAGATAGATTAAAAGTACCTAAACAATTTAGAAAACAATATGGATTAGGTACTTCAAAAAAACAAATGACATATGCTGATGCAGCTAAAAAATTGCAAAAAGAAAGTGAAGAAAGACCTTTAGATCCTATTAGTAAAAGAGGTCTTGATTCAGTATTAGGTGCTCTTGCAGAATCACAAGAAGATACTAGATTTAAGAAACAAATGCAAGATCCTCAATTTAGACAGCAAGTAATGCAATCTATGGCACAGCAACAAACTGAACAACAAGCAATGCAACAACAGCCTTCAGAAGAAGAAATGATGGCTATGCAACAACAAGCTGCAGAACAAGGACAACCGTTTGCTTATGGTGGTAGAAAAGGTAATATGTTTGATGGCACAGGTGATAAATCACAAAAAGTAAATTCTTTTGCAGTACCTATTCCAGAAATAGTAGATGAAATGAATTATTATGATAATCCAGTAAAATTAGATTTTACTAAAATGATGGATTATTTAAATACTCCTATTCCTGCTGCTAATGTTAACACAAATCTTCCATATTATAGAGATAATACAAATCAAAAACAATATTATAATGCTGGAAAATATACACACAATAATATAACGGAAAAATTAAAAAGTGGATATGCAATCGGTGATCCTAATACAGTAAAATATATAAACGCTTTAGCTGAAAAAATAGGTATATCTACAAAAGATCTTATGGATAATTTTGATTCATATCGTCTTAGACAAGGTGATGCTGTTCCTGAAGGAATTAATGCAAAACCTGGAAATGGATATGTATCTGCAGATATACCTGATGCAATATCTTATGATCATCAACAATTTAATCCTTATAATCTTCCACATACAACAGAAAATAGCGATAAAGTAAATAAAGATAAAGATAAAGAAACTGAATCTGATTTTAGTTCATTAACAGGATTACCTACATGGTTAAGATATGCACCAATAGCAGCTTCAGCTATGGGTTTATTTAGTAAACCTGATTATAAAAATGCAAATGCTTTACAAGATATTGTTGCTAATAATGTAGGTTATACTCCAATTGAAGGAAATTATATTGGTGATTATTTAAGATACAATCCTTATGATGTTAATTATAATGCTAATCAAATAAGACAGCAAGGTAATGCACAATTAAGAAATATTATTAATAATAGTGGAGGTAATAGAGCTGCAGCTATGGCTAATATGGCAGTAACTAATTATAATACACAATTAGCTATGAGTGATTTATTTAGAAAAGCTCAAGAATATAATGATGCACAACAAGCTAAAGTTGGTGAATTTAATAGAGGAACTAATCAATACAATGCTACAATGGCTAATCAAATTGCTCAATTTAATGCAGGGCAAAGAGCTAAAGCACAAGAACAATATATTAATGGTATGACACAAGCATTACAATGGAAAGAAGCTCAAAAAGCAGCAGCAGATCAAGCTAAGAGTAATGCTATTTCAGCTATTGGTAATTCATTAGGAGATATTGGTAGAGAAAACTTTGCAGCTAATCAACAATTAGGTTTAATTGCTTCAGGATATTATGGTGCAATTAATCCTGATATATTACCTTTAATTCTTAAAAATAATGGTATCAATCCTAAATCTAAAGTAGGAAAACAATTTATTAAAAATGCTACGACAAGATGGGAAGAACAAAGAGAATATGATAAAGAAATAAGAGAAGCTAATAAGAAAAAGAATAAATCACAATCTAAATAAATAAACATTATAAAACATAAAGTATGATATTTAATATAAATAGTACATTTAAACCATTCACATTTGAAGATTTTGCTAAGCCAATGATTATGTATAAGCAAGCATATGAAGATATGGAAAAAAACATAGCTACGCTTACAGATCAAACAGAAATGTGGAAAAATATAGCAGAACAAGAAAAAAGTCCTGTTGCTTATAATCTTTATAAAAGTTATTCAGATAAATTAAATTCTGTAGCTGAAGATTTTAGTAGAGGTATGTCTATGTCTAATAGAGGAGAATTATTAAATTTAAGAAAAGGATATGCTACCAATATAGTACCTATTGTAAATGCTTACAAAAGAAGGCAAACTTTAATAGATGCTGCTCAAGATGCTGCATTAAAAAATCCAACATTAGAATTTCAATATGATCCTCGTACAATGTCACTTGATGATGTAATAGCAGATCCAAATAAAACTTGGGGTAATGTTATTAATGGTGCATTGTTAACAGAGCAAGCTGGTAAAATGGCAGCTAATTTAGCAAGAGCTGCACAAAGTGGAGATAAAGATGCACAAAAACAACTTGAACAAATACTCCCTTATCAGTATGAATATATTAAGAAAACAGGTTTTGATTATTCAGAAGTAGTAAGAGCTATAACAGATCCAGAACATGGAGCTGAAGCACTTACTAGGATTATTGATACTGTAATGGCAGGAAGTGGAATTAATGATTGGACAAATCTTAAAGATGCAAATGGTAATTTTACTAAAGAAGGCTTAGCTAGATATAAGAAAATAAGAAGTTATGCAGAACAAGGTTTATATAATGCAATAGGTCAAGAACAAACTCAAATACTTAAAGATGATTTTGGTGCAAATGTGACAATGAAACAATATGAAGCACAATTAGCAGCAGCTGCAGCAAATGATGATTTACCTGAAGAAACATTAATGGACACTGACACTTTAACTTTTTCTACTGCAGAAGATGATGTAAAAGAAAGAGATGAAGCTGCTAAATTATTAGGATATAATACAGATACTAAAAAATTTGGAAATTTTGTGACTGTACGAATTACTGAGCCTTCTATTACGAGTCCTACTACAGGTACTACTCTTTCTAGGGATTATTATAAAAAAATAAGACTATGGAATACAAAAAATGATCGTCTTGTAAGTAAAAATGAATTTGTAGCACAAGGTGAAAATAATCATGAAAAACAAGTACTTTCTAATTATTATGATCGTGCTTTTAAAGCAGCAGGTACATGGAATTTACATACTTCACATCGTACTGAAAGACAAAATATTTTTATGGGATTGGAAAGAATAAAAAGAGGAAATTATGGAATAAAAGCACTTAAATATAATACAGATGATAATGTAGCTGTTATTGCTCCTTTTGTTAATGCAGGACAATTAGTAGAAATACAAGGTATGGATTCTAAAGGTAATCTTAAACTTAATAGACCTGGAGTTAATCATGCAGTCGGAATATCGCAAAAGGATATTCAATCATTTAATCAAAGATCTGATCCAGATAAAGGAAAAGCAACTTTAACTAGTGGTCAAGTATCAATTCATATTTTACCAGGAGATTCTAAACGAACTGATAATAAAGGTATTGTTATTTCATTTCCTAATGCAGATGGTAAAAATAAATGGTATTTACTTCGTCCTCAATCAATGAGTGATAATGTTAAATCAGCATTTATTAGTTATAATCAAGCTGTGATTAAAGCAAAAGAAAATGCAAAAAAGAGTAAATTAAATGCTGAACAAACGGAACGATATATAAAACAAGTAACAGGACAAGAACTTTCAACATTTATTCGTATATTTAATAATTCAGTAAATAATAAATACAGTACTACAAGTGTAAGTACTTATGATAGTTCTAAAGAAAAATGATATGGCAACAACAAATAAAAAAATTCAAGAAACAGGCCCAGTAGGTTTAAAAGGTGTAAGAGGTGAAGATTTATATCCTAAAGGATTTAAAGGAGAACAATTACAAATAAGTGCTGCAAGAAATAAAGCTGCATTAAGAACAAATGTAAATCCTACATTGTTTGATAATATAGGTATTGCAGAAAAAACAAATGACACACAGCAAGGTAAATCAATGTTTGATGATGCTGTAATGATAAATCCTACTCCAGAAACAATTCAAGATACTAGAGCTAATAATCAGCCTTGGTATGCACAATTAGCAGCAGGTGTAGGTAAAGGTGCAGTATTAGCAGGTACTACTTTTGTTGATGGAACATTAGGTATTATTGCAGGTCTTGGACAAATTATAGCAAATAAAGTACAAGATGCTAATGGGAATCCAATGACTACAGGCCAAATATGGAGTGGCTTTTATGACAATCCTATCACAAGAGCTATGTATGATATAAATAAATTGTCTGAAGAATTGATGCCTAATTATTATTCAACACAAGAAGAAGGCAAAGCTTTTGATTTTGGTTCAATGAATTTTTGGGCAGATAAAGTTATTAAGAATATGGGATTTACTATAGGTGCAGCTTGGTCAGGTGCTGCTTGGTCAAGACCTCTTTCTTTATTAGGTAAAAGTTTAGCTGAAAGTACTAAATTTAAATCAATGCTTAATATTACTAAAGAAGTAAGAGATTTAGCAACAAAACAAGGTAAAATAACTCAAAATTTAGTTAGTTCTTCTGTACAAAATGGTTTAGGTGCTACAATGTCAGCTTTAGGTGAAGGTAGTATTGAAGCACTTAATACTAAGAATGATTTTATTAGTAAAAAAATACCTGAAATACAAGAGCAAAGAGATCAAAGAATTAGATATATTAGAAAAAAATATGGTAATTCAAAAATGGCAGAAGATCTTATAGCTAGAGAAAATAAAGCTTATGATGCAACAGTAGAAAAAATTAAAGAAGATGCTGCAGCTGCAGGTAATGTAGATTTATTAGTTAATATTCCTATATTAACTGCATCAAATATGATGCAATTTACTAGATTATATTCAGGTGGATTTAAAAAAAGTCTTGAATCTTTAAAAGTTAAAAGACTTGCAGATGGTACTTATGATACAATGAGTAAAGCTAAAGCTGTAGCAAAAGCTGTGTCTAAACCAATAATAACTGAAGGTAGTGAAGAAATATTACAACAATATGCTTCTGATGTTCCTACTAACTATTATAACACAGATGTAAATAATTTTTATAAAGCTAGAACGAACAGACAAAGCGAACAAGAAGTATTAAGTTGGAGTAAAGCTTTAGGTGAACAATTTGCATTAACTTTTGGTAGTGCTGATAATTGGGAACAATTTTTTATTGGTGGTTTGACAGGTCTATTAGGAGTTCCATCTTTTATAAAAACTAAAGCTAATGGTAAAATGGGCTTTGGTCTAAGTTGGCAATCTGAAGCTATTTCAGGAGCTAAAGAAGCAGCTGAAAAAGCAGCAAGATATAATTATTTATCTGCTTATATGAATGATAGAATTGCTAATAATGAAAAATTTAAAAATTATTATCAAGGCTTGATTAGAAATAATACTTATGCTAAAGCTATGGATGCAGCATTAGAACATAATGATAAAAAAGCTTTTCTTGATAATGATTTAGCTCAACTTTATTCTGATTTTACAATGTTTGATTCTGCTGGTAGACTTGATGATTTACGAGCAATGGCTAAAGCAGCAATACCTACTTCTGATGCAGATGTACAAGATTTAATTGATAATACTTCTACTAAAGATTTAAAAGGAGAAGAGAAAGAAAAAGCAGAAAAAGAAAAAGAAAATTTAAAACAAGCTACTACAAAAAAAGAGCAAATAACTCAACAAATACAAGAGTTATTAAATGAAAGAGAAGAAAAAGATTTAATACCTGAAGAAAAGCTTAAGCTTGATAATTTTAAACAAGAATTAAATTCTGCAGAAGAAGAAATTACTACAGCTAAAGCTAATATTAAAGATATATATGATAAATCAAAAGAACCTTGGAGAGGGCCATATATTAAAACAACAGGTGAACAAAAATCTATTGAAGAAGTTAAAGAAGAATTAAATAAAAATGTAAAGACTTTTACAGATCATCTTAATCGTTATCAAGAAATTAAAGATGATGTAGAATCAATATTAAGAGGAAGATTAGATTCTCCAGAAAGAGAAAAAGATGTTGTTTCAGAATTAGTATTTAGAATTGCACAATCAGAAAATTGGAAAAATCGTAGTGATGAAATTCTAAATAAGTATAGAGAAATATTACCTGATTCAGAAGAAAAAGATAGTTATCTTGCTCAATTACAAGAAAAAGGTTCACAATTAGATGATGTTCTTGAAAGTATCAATGAAGCAAAAGAAAAGTATATTGAATATGCTAAAGCTAAAGCAGAACGAGAAGGAAAACTAGATTCTTTTGATGAAAGTAAAGTACAATTTCCTAAAAGTATAACAGAAGCTGAAGAACGATATAAAAAAGCAAATGATACAAATGTAGCATTAACAAATGCAGCTGCAGCTTTTAGAAAATTTAAAGCTTCAACAAATGAAGAAATAGCTAATTTATTATTAACAGATCCAAATTTTAAACAAGGATTTGCAAATTGGATTTTAAATACAGATAAAATTCCAGCAGAGAAAAAAGATGAGTATATTGCTAGATTAAATGACGTAGAAAAAATGTTAATATCTAAGCAAAATGCTAGTACAGCTATTGCTAAATATTTAGAAGATCCTAATACTTTAGCTCAAGAACAAGAAAAAGCAGATGAAGAAAATAAAGAAGAAGTTGCTGAGGAAAAACATAAAGAAGTAGTTGAACAATTAAGAAATGCAACTGTTTCTGATATTAATAATGCTAAAGTAAATGAAGAAGATATTTTTTCTGGAGTTAGAGAAGAATGGTTAGAAGAAGGAGATAAAGAAAAAATAAAAACTGCAAATGATGTAGAAAAAGTAAAAAATCTATTACTTAAAAGATTGCAACAAGCTTATGAGAGTGGTAAATGTTCTAAGATGTATTATGATTTATTTAGTGATGCTATTCAAAGAAACTATAGCAAAGCAAATAGTACAGAAGAAATGTTAGATCCTTCAAATGAAAACTATGTTGAAGCAATAGAATCAAATGAAAATATTACAAATGATGATGTAGATGCAGCTTATCAAGTACTAAATGATGTTATGAATGTAACACAAGAGGATATTGAAAAAGCACAAAAAGTAAAAGATTTTGGAGATAGTATAGAAGGAACAACTGACGCTCTTACTATAAGTTCAGATGATGAAACAGAAGGTGAATCAAAAGCAGAAGATAAAGAAAAAGATAAAACTAAAAAACCTAATACTGGCTCAACTTCTGCAACAGAAACTAAAACTAAAGCTAAAACTAAAACTGATAAAAAATCTGATGAAACAAATGGAGAAGAAGCTTCAGCAGGTAAAGATCCTGTAACTCAACCTAAACCACTTAAATTTCCTACTTGGCAATGGCAGTTGTTAGAAACAGGAGCTGTATTATCTGAAAGTTCTGTACAAAGTATTGTTGAAAATCCTACATTTGTCAAATTTGATTATTATGATCCTTTGACAAAAAAATTAAAATGGTCAAAAGGAAATAATATGTTTAGATGTCCTAATGGTTATTATCTTTGTTTTATAAAAATACCTAAATCAAATGTAGTAGTTCCTTTCTTAGGTTATAGTAATGGAAAAGGCCAGTTAGAATGGAATGTTGCTGTAAAAGTAGATCTTAATGATACTTCAAAATGTTTATGTGTAAATTCTGGAGATATTTGTGCAGAATTAGGACAAATTGCATATGCAATGAGTAAAAGATGGAGTAATACATCAGTAGCTGCAAAAAGAGTTCTTGAATTAAATGATAATTTTACAAGAAATGTAATTCAAACTCAGATGTTAGATAATATGGAAAAAAGTGGCATTGATTATGCAGACTTATATTTAAATCGAAAAGAAGATGAAGATATAACTTATGCTTTAAATAGTGCATTTGTACCATATAAAAAAGTTTTAGATGAAGCAGTAATGAAAGCATATCATTCAACACTTAAATCTAATACTTTTGATGAAACTTCTTCTAACACTGTACAAAATGCTACAAATATTTCATCTGAAGATTTAGAGAAAGAAATAGAAGATAATAATAAAAAATCTAACGCAGTTGCTAATTCACAGCCAACTCCTGATAATCCTATTACTTCAAAAAATATATATGAATTTTGGAGAGATTCTACAACAGAATATAAAATACATAGAGATAGAGGAGATGATCATCCTTATTGGGAAACAAGTGGAAATCCAGCACATAAAATTTTATTTGAATATTTACAAAAAGCTGGAGTTTTTGATAGAAGAAAAAATACACCTGTTGAAGATATTCCACAATCATTTAAGTTATCTTTTGACCAAAAATTAAATGAACAATTAGGATTTCCTGTATTATTATTAACAGATGAAGATGGTAATATTTGGGGAGATATACCTAATCCTAAAGATGCTACTTTTAGTAAATATAGAGGATTACAAGAGTTTTATAATAAAGCTATTGAAGAATACAATCAAAATAAAGATAATATAAAAAATGGTTTTTATACATTAAAAGATGAGATAACAACAGCTGGTATATTAATTGGTACTCCAAGATATTTAGCTACAGGTGAAAGATATACATTAAATGAAATATGTAGCACTAAAGATAGTTCAGGTAAAAGAGTTACTAAAAAAGGAGGGCCTAAAATAGGTATCATGGTTAATGATGAATTAAAAAGTGGTTGGAATATGCGTATTAGTGGTAATGAAAAAAGAGACACTGCTATGAGTATGCAAGAGAAAAAAATACTTCCTCCTTTGACTTATAGAAATGGACAACCTTTCTTATTAATTGAAACTTTAGATCCTAAAAGAAGATATTATCCTGTTCCATTTACTATGAAACCTTTTAGTGTAAAAGATAATTCAAGATTAGCTAATGCTGTAAAAACATTATTTGATAAAAATAATTTACCTAAAAATCAAAGTGAAGCTAATACCTGGGCAGCTACATTAAAACACATTTTAGCTTTAGAAAATGTTGAAACATTCTTTAAAGATGGTAAACTATTATCTATAAGAGTTAAATCATTTAATGCAGAAAAAGCAATAAATGTACGTACTGTAAAAGATCTTGAAAACATTCCATTTAATATAGATACTTCTTTAGTAGGACTTAAAGTAGGTAATGCTGAAGATGAAATTTTTAGTGGTTTACTTACAAAAGAAGTTGATTATAATGAATTAATTGGTGAAGTTGCAGAAACAAATTTACCTCCTAGTGCAGATAGAACAATAAATGATAGTATTGTAATAAATCCTATTATAAATGGTAAATCAACTGCAGCAAAAATGCCTCAAGGAAAGACTAAACAAAAAGAGGCAGCAAATAGTGAAACTGATACTTCTAAAAAAGTAACAGATATTACAGAAACTGATATAAAAACTGATACTCAAGTTGAACTAAATAATAATGATAAGGATTGGTATTATTCAGATAACTATACAGTCTTTGCAATTAATACTAAAACAAATGCTGCATTAAATAGAGCTACACATAAAGTATATACTGTTGAAGAAGCATCAAATCTTAATATTATTCTTAAAGGTAATATTGCAAGAGTTTATATTGAAGCTAATAATTTAGAAGCTACAGGTAAAACTATTATAGAAACTCCTTATGGATGGTATGATATAAAAAATGGTAATTTTGTAGCAGCACCTGTTGAAACACCTAAAGCAAAACAATCTTCTTCCACTGAAACTATTAGTGAAGATAATACTGACTTTAATGTAGATACTGCAAAAGAAACTCTTAAAAAACTTGTTACAGATCCTGTTATTAGAAGTAAAGTTATTGAAAAATTAAATGTTGCTTCTTTACAAATTCTTATTGAATTACCATCAATGAAAGCAAGAGGTATTTTAAATAGTTTGAAAACAATGTGGAGAAATAAAACGCCTGAACAATTAGAGGAATTTATTAAAACTGCAAAAGCTAAAATGAAATTAGTAGCAGATACTAAATTTGAACAAGCAGATTTAGATAAGGAAATTAAAACTTTAAACAGAATGCTTCCTCAAATAGATATAAATGATTCAGTTAGAATAGTTAAAGGATTAATTAAAACAGTTGATGGAGATGCTTATGGTAAATTCTATAAAGGTATTATTACTTTATCTAAACAAGCAACTGTAGGTACAACTTATCATGAAGGATTTCATTATGTTGTTAATACTTTATTTAATCAATCAGAACGTGATGCTTTATTTAAACACGCTAAAGCTTTATATGGTGAAGAAAATGAAGCTCAATTAGAAGAATTAATGGCTGATGAATTTAGTAAATATGTACAAGATAGAGAAAATAAAGTTGTAGATAATGAGCAAAATCCAATTAAACGATTCTTTAAAAAATTATGGAATATTGTTTCTTCAATGTATAGACATAAAGCATATGTAGATTCTGTTTATAGAAATATCTATAATGGTAAATATGCTAATAGAAGTATTATAAGAGAACAAGAAAAAAGTAGAAGAAAACAATTAAAGGATAAAACATCAAAAGTATTAAATAATATTAAAACTCCAATTAAAAGTTATTATAACAATAAGTATAAATATGAAAATCTTTCAGTAGAACAACAGCAATATCTACAAGATAGAGGTATTAATCTTAAGGATTATAATAATATGAATAATGAAGAAAAAGAAGTATTATTTAAATGTATGAATTAATTAAATATAATAAAAAGGTGGTAGAAAATATCTATCACCTTTTTTTATTCTTATTTTAATAAATTAATAAGAAGCTTTACCATAAAATTGAATAGATGAATCTAAATCATTTAAAAATCTATCCATCTTTTTATAATTACTTATTCCTGGTACAGGAAGTTTCCAAAATCTACTATATAAAGTACTATGTCCTTCAAATGGGCCACTTTGTTTTTCATCTAACCAATAAGGAGGATACATTGCTGCCCACATAAAATTGATAGTATTATTTACAGCTGAAATACAAGCTGCTGGACTCTTTAATGTTGCAAGCATTTCGTTACCCATTGTTAAAGATGGAGTTAAATTACCTAATTCATGAGTACTTTTCTTTGCTAAATATTCTGCAAATTTAATAAACCATGAACGATTTTTATCATCAGGCCATTTAATTAAACTAGCAAGACACCATACCGCTGCAAATTGAACTATTTCAAACAATCCACGTTTTACATTAGCTTTTTCAATATCAGAAAGTTTACTCCAATTTAAAGCTAATGCATCTTTACCTTTTACTAAATCAATTAATAATCTACCCATTGTTCTATAATAGCCTTCTTCCCACTCACCAGTATCAAGATTTTTTTGACCTTTCATAAATCTTTTATTAAACTGTGGTTTAATCCAATTTCTATATTGTAAGATTAATCTACCTGCAATAACTTGTTTTGCTGCATTTTGATCATCTTCATTATAAATACCAAACAATGATTGATTAACATGAGCTATTTTTCTAGCAAAAGATTTAGCAGTAATTGATTTACCATGTTCATCTGTAAAACCATCATCAAGTATCATTTTCTTGATACCTTCTCCAACATCAATTATTTTAAGATTATCCCAAATAGAACCCTTATCTTTACCATCTTTATACAAATGTTGTTTTTTACACATAGCTATTGCAGTTCTATTATATAACCAATGATCGCCACACTCTTGTCCTAAGTATGCTAATCTTGCACCAAAAAATCTTTTAAACGCACTAGTTGATTGATTCTTTATTGAAGATTTAAAGTTTTGTTTTACATCAAACAATTCATCAAATAATGATAATTTACTTGTTTGAATCCTTTTACCTAATTCAGGTATAAAATCTTTAAGCATTGCTGTATAAGCTCCATCTGCTGAAGCTAAAGTTTTAACATTAAAATATTGACCTGCTGCAGCTTCAATATTTTGCATACCAATACCTGTAGTGACATTTGTAATATTAGCTAACCAATTAAAACCCATTTGAGCTAAAGATGTCATTTTTAATAAAAGAGAGGTTGCTTTATTGTTATTTATTTTTTTACCAGCGATTTCTGTAAATCCTGCATCTTTTAAATGTTTTCCATAAACTTGACTTGCCATTAAATCATCAAGTTTTTTATCAATATTTGTACCACTAGGATGTATAATATCATTAATAAAAGTATTACCGAGACCTTTGACTACTTCATGAAGTCCACTATTACCTCTTGTTACTTTTACTTCTCTATCATGTAATATTTGTCTACCTACTTCTAATTGATCTATAATATTATCTAAATGTTTATAATCTGTAGCAGCTACAGCATAACACATTAAACTTTTAAATATATCTGTAGAAAGTTCATCAGTATTTTTTAATTTATTTGTATAAAGAACAGGCATAACCATAAACTCTTTACCTTCAAAATCAGTTAAACCTTTTCTTACATTAGAACCAAATATTTGATCATCATCTTCACTTTCTAATACAGCACTTGCTAAATTTTCTTTAATATTAGATAATATTGAAGATGGTGAAGAAATTGAATCAAAAAATCTTTGAACACCATCTTTTCTTATTTGAATAGCTCTATTAGCATAAACTCTATTAGGAGGATAATTACTATCTAATTTATTTTTAATTTTCATAAATTTATCAAGTAAATTTCTTTGTGTACTTGATAAAGATGAAAATGCTGAATTTTTATATCTTTCGTTTGGTATTCTTGTCACTTTAATTGAACCATCAGATTGTTCTTCTTTTAATTCTTTTGTATGTGTTTTTAACCATTCTTTTTTCTCTTTTATCTTTTCTTTAGCTTTATCTCCTGATGCATTCTTTCCATATTTTTCATCTAAATTATCTAACATTTGTTGATAATCTTTTTCATATTGTCCATAATTATATTCACTAATATAATTACCTGTTTTTTTACCTGTATTATCAACTTCAAACATCCATTCAAAATTCTTAATTCCAGCATTCTCTGCTTTTTTCATAAGAATTTGTATTTCTTTAATAATATCAATAGCTTCTATACGTGCATCATCTTTTGCGTTTTTAATAAGTTTATCCATAGTTCTAAGCATAATATCTGAACTATCCCCTAAACTATCTAGCCATCTATCTAATAAAGAAATATCACCTTCTGCTACTTTAAGTAATGTTTCAATAGGAACTTTAGAATTAGGATCATTCATAATAGTTTGTACACTATCACCTAATATAGGTCTAATAAATTCAGCAAAAGCAGGGAGAGCTTTTTGTTGATATTGATTTGCTATTTTTTTAGATAAAGTATTTAATTTATCAACTAATTCACCTAAACTTATTTCATTAACATTACCAAAAGCATCTTGTGAAGTAATCATAGTTTCATAAGCTTCATTTTCATTACTTTCCATTACATGATTACCATAATCATCATATTCATCAGTACTATGTGTATTATTAACAATATCATTAAGTGATTTAATTAAAGGTGCATAAGAAGTAAGAGAAGATCTTATACCTCTTAATTTATTACATACAATTTTTAAATCAGAATTTGTACCTGTATTTAAGTCAATTAAAAGTTGATGTGCATATTTTAAATCTTCAACTGCACTTAATGCATATGAACCTAAATTTTGTATTAAATCTGCAGTATCAGTAGAAGATGAAGCAGCTAAAAGTTTATTTATTTTTGTTTTTAAGGCAGCATTATTTTCATTACCTAATATTTTCCATCTTTTAGTTTCATTATTAGCAGCTTTCTTTAATGTTTCTGCCATTACTTTAACTTCATCACTAAGTTTATTAAATTGTATATTTTCTCTTTGAAGATTTGATATTTCATGTTCTGTTAATGTTATTTTATTAACTACATTTTTAGCAATATCACTTGTTATATTATTAACTTCATTTAATACACTAATGATAGCAGTAGCATCTTTATCTTTAAATTGATTTCTAATACTATCTAACATTCTATTGAATAATGCTGAATTGGCACCATTCATTTTTTGAGCTAATATGTTACTTTCTAAAATTTGACCTAAAGCTTCTTCAGCAATTACTTCATCAATATCGTCTCTATAATCATAAAATTCTAATAGTTCGTTATATTCTTTTTCTCCTAAAATACTTACCACTAATTTTTTATTATTAGTAAGTAAATTTAAAGCTCTCTGAACTAAAGGATTATCAGACATTGCTCTAATAATTAAGTGAGAAAATTCTTCACTAATTGCATTATGTCCTTCAATATTATTAGCTCTTCTAATAATAGCTACAGTATCATTTGCTAAATTCTTTGCAGTTCTTAAATCAGTAACTCCCAGTCTACCAGCATTAATTTCAACATCTGTAAGATCTTCTATATCAATACCCATACTTTCTAGTTGAGATGCTAACTCTTTATTAATTTTGAATGAACCATATTGATCTGTAAATCTTTGTTCATTTTCTTCAGTTCTATCCAAAACTGTAGTTCTAATCCCATCTTCTGTATAGTCAACTATTGCTACAAAATCTTCATTTTGTTGATTAAATTGTTGTGCTTCATTCAAACATTGTTCATAATTATAAATTGTATCTTCTTTACTTTCAAAAGCATTTTGATATACTATTTTTTGTCCTTCTTTACCAATATAATTTTTAATATATTTATTTTTAAGTAAAGATTCAAAAGTAGGGATTCCCTCTCCATCAAAAGAGAGAGAATCCTTATAATCATTTTGAAATTCAGGACTAATAGCTATACCATATATGTTCCAAGCCATATTATAACCTAATGATGATTTGAAACTTCTAAACATTTTAACTCCTTTTTTAGGAACAATTACACATGATTTAGCCATATCTTATTAATTTATTATTTTATTTTAAATCTTTCATATCTACACCTAATTTAGTAAGATTTACCATTTCTGCCATATTTATTCTATTTTTCTTAAAATCTTCAATTCTTTTTTGAATTTCTGGACTATATTTTTTACCAGCTGGTGCAGGACAAGGTTTCATATCTTGTTTTTCTAATTCCTCTTGAGGTTTATAATCTTTTAGTTTTTCTTCTTCAATTGTAGTTTCAGGTGTTTCATTTGCAAAAGGATCTTCTATTTTTAATTCATCTTCTGTTGAATTATTAAGAAAAGCAAAATCTTCTTCACTTTGCATACCAGAAACAAATCCATTTTGAGTAGCAAGATTTAATGCTGTTTTCAAATTAGGATTTACTGTTCTATTATAAATATCATTTACTGTTTCAGAACTATTATAATAATCCAAAGTTTTATTGTTTATTTCATCATGTTCAACATCATGTAAAATTATATATTTTGGATGCTTAGAAAATTGAGTATTAGGATCTAATCTTACATTATAATTTGTTCCCATTGCATCAACAAGAGTCATATATTCAAAATATCTATGTCTATCAGTTCTATAATTAATTACAGATGCTGCGTTATCAGGAATAAACATATCACCATGTCTTGAAAATCCTTTTACAAATCGTTTAGTAACAAATTCACCTAAATGATTAAACATGAATTGAGCAAAAAACTTTCCATCTATATCTACTAAATGATTATCTATATTTCTTAAAGTATCAATATATTCAGGGAAACTACTTAAAAATTGAGTACTAAAGAAATTACCAAAACTATTATGACTAAACTTAAATCCTTCTTTATAATAAGCATATTTAAATAAATCTTCAGCTAATTTTTTAGCTTTATCATTACCATAAAGTAAACTATCAAAATCACGCATAAATCTATTTCTTACATCTTCTGTAACTCTACCTGATTTATCTAAAACTATTTCTCCATTATTAACTCTTAATCTATTTAAAGCACCTAATTGAAATACTTCTTTTAAATCAGGATCTGTTTGCATTTTTTGTAAATCAGCTGGAAATTTATATAAGTAATAATTACGCTTTTTTGCAAAAGTTCCTTCTTCACTATCACCAAACATTTTAGATTTAGTTAATTCATAAATGATATAACTATCCATAAAATCTTGAATTGTTGCTGTTGGTAGATTATAATTAGCACTTTCTTCAAAAAGATAATTTAATGCTAATTGAAAACTTTCACTAGTTTGTGTAAATAAATCTCTCATTACAGTAGGTACTGAATCAATACCTAATGAATAAAATGCTTGTAATTTAGCTAAAGGAGATTCTTGTAATTTAGTTCTAATTGTTTCTAAATCTCCAAAAGGATTTATAAGATCATCTTGAATTAATTGTTCAGCATTATTTAATGTAAATTCAGGTTGTTGTGCTTTATAATTAAATGCTTTTAATGCTTGTTTTTGTCTATACATTTCAGCAAGAGTAATACCAACTGAACCATTAGGTGAATCAGCTCTACCTAATTGAGTAACAGTTCTTAAATCTTGTGCTGCAGCTTCAATTTCAAGTAAAGGCCCAACTAATTTATTCATTCTTGCTATTACTGAAGACATTAATACTAAATCAGTATTTACATCAGTTTTAATATCTATATTCTTATATAAATTATAATAAAATGTAGCTTCTCGCATTGTATCAGAATCAAAATTAAAGTCAGAACTAGGTATACTATTAGATATACTTAAAATTTGTTCTGTTAATTCTTCAATCATTTTATTTGCTTTTACTTTATCAATGCTTGAATCATTTTCAGCAAGTTTATTTATTTTAGCTTTAGCTGCTTTAATTGCTAATAGCTTAGGTAAATCTTTTATTGTTTTAGCATCAATCAATCCATAAAGATCAATAATATCACGAAAACCAGGTAGATTAAATACAAGAGATATTTCTTCTGAAGTCATACCAGCACATAACATAAAACAAGTAATATATGCTGTATTTGGTGTTTGTGCTAATCTTGCTAATACAGGGTCTTTTACATTATCTACTGAAGCTGCACTAAATTCAGCACATAATTTTGAAATTCTTATTGTTTTTCCTTCAACTGTAGTATAAGCATCATGTAATGATTTTATTGTACGATTATTTATAACAATTTCTTTTTTCAATTCCAAATTACTAAATTGTCTTTTTGCTTGACCAACATTGTTATTTGCATAAATACCAATAAGTGATGCACCTGCCATATTTTGTTTATGAAAATAAATAAAAGTTTCCATTGATAAAGGATCAAATGTTTTCTTATTCTTTGATAAGAAATCTTCAACTTCATCTAATGTGGCTTCTTTAATACTTTTATTTAAAGCATTAACATCACTTGCAAATGAATTATAGACTGCTGCACCATCTTCATCATTTTGTATATTATTTAATTCTTCAATAAAATTAGTATTAATTCCATGTGCTTTTGCCCAAGCATTTAATAGTTGCGGATCATTTACTATATCTGTTTTATAAGCATCTGTTTTAATGGTATCATAACCACCAGGACTCATTACTTGATCTCTTATTTGAGGACTTCCCCAAACTTTTCTATATAAATCAAGTAACATATTTTCTCTAGCTTGTCTGCTATTACCTGCTACTCCTTTTGACCAATCATATTCATATGTTTTATATTTGCCATCTTTGGTCTTATAATAGTTATAAAATTGTAAAAATTTCTTATCAATATCAAAATCTTCACCTGCATAAACAATTGTATCAGCAGGCATCATTATAGTTGAACCATTTTCTTGAGGTAAAAATCCTTTAATTATAAATGACATCATTGAATATTTACCTTCTGTTGGTATACGATAGCCAAATCCTTCGAGTAGTTTAGGATCATTTTCCTTTACTTTTTCAATATCTATTTTTTTACCAATAACTTTACCATCATCATCTAAAACATCTACTAAAAATGGAGCTAAATGTTTTTGAGAATGCCAAGGCATATAAACTTCAAATTGTAAATTACCTTCTTTATCTTTAATAACATGTAAATCATGAGTAAAACCAAAACTAGATACCAAAGTACAAGCTGCACCTTTTTTATTTTTTTGTTTAGTTATTCTATTACTAAATACAGATAAAACTAGTTCTTGAAGTTTATTTAAAGTATTAATATTATTAGTAGGTATATTAAATTGTTTCTTACCGTTTACTTCAACAATTTGTAAAGCATTTATCATATCATTACCATACTTATTACTTGCTTGTATTGCTTTAATAAGTATTTTTTGAATGGTTTCGATATTCTTAAAATCAGCTTTTATTGTTTCAAAATCTTCAAGTAAATTTTCAATAATTAAATCACTACATAATTTATTTATTTCATTACCTTTAAGTACATGATTTTTATCAAAACTATCTTTGAATTTTAATTCAAAATCAGCAGGAAAATCAGATTCTATAAGATTTCTATTTTGTGATCCAGCTACAGATTGTGCATCAAATAAGTGTTCTGGATTTTGTTGAGCAATCATATAATCAGAAGTAGGAATTGAATGTACTACTGATGTATTTAACATTATTCCATTCTTATTTAAATCTTCTAAAATGTCTCCATTTTTATTAACTGTTTTACAAGCTTTTTCTAACATTTCTTTTACTTCAACTTCAGTAGGCATTGCTTTTTTTGTAAACTTATTAAATGCTTCTTGTGTAATGTTTCCATTTCGTAACATTTGTAATAAGCCCCATTCAAGTTTTTCTGAAGGAGAAGCTTTACTAAATGCTTTTGCTCCTTCTTTTTTACTCTTATAATAAGTAGTATATTCATGCATTATAGCATCAGCTAAAGTATATTCTCTCTTATTTTCTTTATTTTTAGTTGGTAATTTTGTTTCTAATACTTTAGCAGCTCTAGTATCACTATGATTAATATCAATAATACCTTGACCTCCTGTTTTTACTCCACTTTCAAATATAGCAGCATCAATACCATTTTCTTCCATAAACATATTGAGTGCTCTTAATTGTGGACTACCTGTATTTTGAGAAATATCTTTTGTACCTCCCATTGCTAAGGTGTTATAAATAGCTAATAAAACAAATTCACTATCTTTAATTTGATGGCCAATTCTTATTTTACCACCTAAACCATCATTTTGAATAGTTTGAGTGTAAGCAAAAGGTTTTAATGTTTGTAATATATTTTCAAAATCTTCATATTTCCAAGTACCATTATTTAATCTTTCATATAATGCTTGCAATCTAGGTGTCCATTGCCCCATCATATCTAACATACTTCTATAAGAAGTAAGTGTTCTAAAACCTTGACCATCTGTAGATTTAATTTTAGAAAACATAGATGATATGTTATATTTTTCAGCTAATGTTAATCTTTTTTCTTCTACAGCTTTATTCAAAGTTTCTTCTACTAATCCATAACTATTTGATGTTACAACAGCATCAGCTAAATATATTATATTAAAATTTTTCTTCCCATATTTAGATTCAGAATTAAATCTAGTACCTGAAGCATAAACTTCTTTATATCTCTTTTGAAAATCTATTTCATTTTTATAATAAGCTAAATCTGTTACAGTTAGTTGAATTATTTGACTTTGAGCATAAGCATTATTCCAAACAAATTCTGCAAATTTTTCAATAGCTTCTTCTTTAGTTTTTACCTTTGCAGAGTTCATTACAAATTCAATAATTGATTCTTGATCTGCACTTAAAGCTTTTTCAACTTTTTGTTTCATTATTTCTTTTAACTTCTCATCAATAAATGCATCAAGTCCTGACATATCATTATTATCAATAAATTGAAACAGTTCTTTTTTATAAGCATTCATTTCAGGAATAAAAAGAAAATCTTTGCCTCTTGTATCAAAATGTTGAATTTTAGAAACACCTGCTTTTTCTCTTTGATTTACTTTAGTAATACGATTAATTTCTTGTAGAACAACATCCCTAAGTTTAGGTGTTAAACGATCTCTAAAATTCTTTATATATTTAGGCATTCTAATGAAAGCAGCCATTTCACTATCAGAAAAAATAGGAAATGCATAATCAGCATATTGTATTTTACTTGAACTATCATTAGGAGTATCAAAATAAAGATGTAAAAAAGATTTACGAATTTGATTAGGTAGCCATTCATTATATTCAATAGCTGCTTGAGAATCATTATTAAATATATCACTTGATCCTTCAGCAATAAATTTTATTTCTTTAAGACTTAAATGATTTCTTACATCTGGATTAGTCATTATAAGATTTAACCAACCATTTAAATATCTACCTTCTTTTTCATCATAAAACCATTTATCATAAGGTTTAAATTGTTCTTCAATATATTGTTTAAAATATTTATCAGATTTTAAATGATCTATCATGTTACTCATAAAACTACAAGGTGTATAAGAAGGATAATTATTACCATTTTGTCTAAATGAAGTACAATTATTTAATTCACTTACTGTACCTAAAATAGGAGCAATTTTTTTAATTTCATCTTTACTTTCTTGTATTAAATGCTTATTCTCAAGTTTTTCTGCGATACTTAAAATACGATTTATTGATGATTTTAATATACGATAATTTTTCATATATTCTCCATCTTGAGATAACCCTATAAGTTCTTGTGCAGTTGTATTAAAACCAATACTACGTAAAATTGAATTTAATCCTTCAGCAATTTCTATATAATTATCATTAAAATGTGCAGCTAAACTATCAAGACGTTTTATCTTTTCTTTTATATTATTAATATGCTCTTGATTTATAGTTTTATCAGAATTATAAATACTATTTTCATCTAAAACATTACCATGTTCATAATTACCTGTTGTTTCAGCTAATGCACTTTCTACAGGTGTCATTTCATTCATAGGAAAGACTTTATTTCCTCTAAGCATATAATAATGAGTAAAATATCGTTTAAATGCTGAATAAAACATTGTACCTAGATTACCATATCCATCAGTATTATCTACATCTAATGCATCTAAAACTTGATTCACCCAAGGAAATTTATTAGCCATTTCTTCTAATAAAGGATATGATATATTTCCATCTTTATCTTTTTGTACAAAATCTTGTGGTTCTACTATTTTATTAGCTAATTTGTCTAACAAAATAGCATATGCTTGGTTAAAAGCAATATATTTAGGTTGGCCTAAATCATCTACATCAACTTCATCACCATTCATTTTAACTAGATTGTACAGTACTTTCTTTGTATCTCTAGTTAAAGTATTATGTGGATCTTCAAATTTAATTTTAAAACTCCAACCTTCATTACCTGTTGCAGCTCTATCTCCATCATCTGAATCTTCATAAGCATTTTCTTCATTTTGTAAATCTTCTGTGGATTCTGTCATTTCTATTGAAACTCCTTCTTTAAGATTAGAACCATCTAATATATTTGTTTTATGAATAGTAAATTTTACATTTTCATATTGTTCCATTATAGGAGTTGCCAAATTGAAAATGTCTATAAAATAATCAGATAAAATTTGATATTGATTTTTAATATTAGGATCTTCACTACTATCAATAGCATCTTGTATTTCTTGTTTCATTCTATTAATAAGTGTATTACTACCTAACATTTTAACTGCTTTTTCTCTTTGCTTATCAGGATTTTCTAATACTTTTAATGCAGGATTTAATTTATTAATTTTAGTTTCATCTTTTTCTGCTTTAGCTTCAGCTAATTGTTCTTTAATTGTTTCAGTCATTTCTTCAACAGCTAAATCAATTTGAGAAGAAAAAGATCTTGCTATATAATTAATTCTATCATTTAATTGAGTAGGTGTAATTAATTTACCTAATTTAGTAAGTGTTGATTCTTCATTTGCATTAATAGTTTTACCTGTATAAGGCATTGTTTTTACTTGTTCATCCAAATAAGCTAATGCTTTATTATATCTATCTTCTGCCTTTTGTTCTTCTACTGCATTTTGTTTTTCTCTTTCTTCAAAGAAAGCTCTTGCTTTTGCATAAGCATCTGCATCAGCTTCCATTGCTTCAGACACATCATCATCAAGATTAATAGTAAGTACTGATTTACCAGCATTAGGATTAAATTCTTCAGTAACTGGAGCTACAGGTTTATCTTTTAGTAATTTTTTCTCAGCATCTTTTAGTTTTTCAAATCTAATATCAAGAGGTTCTGTTGTTCTTCTATGAATCCTACCTAATTCTTTAACTTGACGTGGTTGTGCATTAGTATAAGCTTTATCATGATTATATAATTGTCCTTCTTTTGCTGTATATTCTGCAGTACCATTTTCTGTTTTAGGTGCAAGATAATCAACTTTAATAGGAATAATACCTGTACCTACAACTTTAACTCCATATTTTTGTTCAAGAAGTTGCTTATATAATGATAATTGATTTTTCCATTTAATTTCATCACTATCATAAATATTAGCACTTCTTTTAGTTTTCATATCATAGATGTAAAAGTTACCTTCATCATCATATGCTAATAAATCAACAGTTCCTGCAACAGGTAAAAGCTTTTTATTACCTTTTTCATCAGTAACTTCAACTGTTCCTGTAAGTGTTATATCTTTAGGTACTATATGCAATTTTTTACCTTTACTTTCTTTAGCTTTACCATCAAAAAAGTCTTTAAGCTTTTGTAAGTCTTGCATAAAAGCTTGCCATTGTTCAGTAGTAGCATTATAATATCTATCACCTAAAGTATTTAAATCACCTAATTTTCCATCAAAAAAATCTCTTACAAATCTATCAACTTGAGTACCAATAGTAGTAGAAGGCAATTTCCAATCATTTTCTTCAAAAGGTTTACCGTCTTTATTTGCTTGAATAACAGTTGTGGTTCTTGCAAATAAGTCATTAGTTTCTGTATTTATATAATTGTGTTCATCTTCAGTAAGTTTTATTTTTGAAGTATCTTCTTGAATTTGATTAATTACTTTTTGTGTTTTTTGAAGAACTGTTTCTTGTGATTGTTCAGAAAATTTTTTTCCAGCGGAGCGGCCCAAAGAAAAATCAATTAATTCAGAAATAGCATTTCTACCATTATCTTGCAATTTTCTAGTACCAATAACAGCTGCATTTTTAGTCAAAGTTGGTTGAGAAGTAGGAATAAATTTAGATTGCTCTTTATTCCATATTTTCCAAGTATTATCTTTTTGGTCAAACAAATATACAGGAATATCTCTAATAATGCCTCTAGTAGTAGCATATCCTGTACCTCCATTCACATAACCATTAGAAGCAATTTCACCTACAGCAAATATAGCATCAGCTTTATCTGCTTGCATCATATCTCTTCTTACTAATTTACCTGCATAAGAATTAATATCTAATGCTTTTCTACCTAAAGTGTTAACTACTTCTTGATATTCTTTATCTATTTTTTCTTTCCATTCATTAGATAAATTATCCCAATTAGTAGTAGTATAGTTTTTTACTTTAATACCTGCTTTAGTTGCTGCTTCTTCCCAAGCTTTATCAGAACCTTCAGCTGCCCCTGAATAAAATTCTGCTTCTTCAGGTTTAAAGTTTAATATAGTTTTAACTTCTTTTGCTTGAGCATTAGTAGTAATTTTACCCCAATCTTTACCCATTTCTTTAGCTGCTTCAAGAATAGCTTTTCTATCTCCATTTTCTTTTCCCCATTCCATTATTTTACCTGAAGTAACAGAAATAATTTGATCTCTATTATTTACAACATAAGAACTATTTTTATGTTGTATTACTACAGCTCTTCCTTGTAATACTGCAAGATTTGCAAAAATTTTATTTCTATCTTTACTATTCTTTGCAAATACTTCTTCCCCTTCTTTATTATAAATATGACTACCTTTTATAGTATAAGTTTGTCTTGATTTACCAATAGGAGTATATTCAATTTTAAATTCTTCTGTTTGAGTATTAATTGGTGCTTTTTTTACAGCTTCATTATTAATATCTTCTTTTGTATATGGAGCTATTTCTTTTCTATAATTAATAAGTTTAGATTCAGCAATTTTTTTTGCTTCTTCTGAAGAATGATCATTAAATTCTTCTTCCATAACTTTCCATAATTCATATAAATAAGCATCTTGTGGAGTTTTAAATAAATCAGGATTCTGTTGTTTATTTTTCCAATTTATAAAATCAGAAGCATTTTTAAATTGTAAAAGATAAAAATCTGCGAGTTCTCTATCATAAAAAACCAATTTTGAAAATTCATTTTGATAAATATAATTCTTTCCAGTGACATAACTAGAAATAGCATATCTTACTTGTTTAGCTTCTTCTTTTTTATTATCTAAAAAATCTTGTATTCGTTTAGCTCTTTCTTCAATTTTATCATCTGTTAATTGATCTTGAGTCATTGTATTATTAGTAACAAAATAACTTTCTATGTTATTAACATAGTTAGCATTTAGTCCTAATTTTTTTGCTACTTCTTTTGTTGAAGGAGTAACATATTGACAATATATTTTCATATAAATATAATTAATAATTTATATGCAAAGGTACAATATTATTAATTAAAATAGAAAAAGCTAATAAAAAAAATAAGGCCATTGAAATAATATCCAATGACCTTATATAATTAAATTGTTAAATCTTTATTTTGTTACTTTCTATAACTATCTAATTGTTCATTTAATGCATCCATTAGTGTTTGAAATGCTTTCGATACTTTTGGATTAACTACACCTGCTTCAATAGTCATTGCACTATTATTATATGTCATTTTCATATCAGCAATAGGTTTTGCAAACTTCTTATAAATAATATTAAATTTCTCTTTATTCATATTATAATTGATTTAATCATTTCTTTTTTAAAATAAGATAGCTGATCTGTAGTAAGATTATTTATCCATTCTGTTGCATATCTTCTATACTTAGGATGATTACTTTTATTGAATCTTATTAATAAATATTCATTTAAAATCATAATTTATAGTTTATCTATTTTATTATACAATATAACTACTATTTTATAAATTCCTATTAATATTAATGGATATGGTATTACTAAGTATAAAAGAGCAAATAATACATTATTTATATGCAATATTGGAAGTAAACCAGCACAAAGAATAAGAATTATTGCTATAACTGCCATTACAAAAATTAAATATTCTTTATATATTTGTTTCATTTATCTTAAATATTAATTTCCAACTTCCACCTATAAACAGTATCACCACATTCATCACAAGTACCAAGACATTCTTCTGTTGTATTCTTATTATTTTGAACAACTTTTACAAAAGTATCTTGCGAACATAATGTTTCATAATTACCATCATAAAGACTACTAATTATCCATTCTGGTAAATCATATTGTTCTTTTACTTCATTAATTAAAGCTTCGCACACATCATCAAGAAATTCAATATTATAATGTCCAGATTCTTCACAAATATAATCTATCCATTCAATACCATTAATTAGATAAGAAAAGTTAGTACAACCTTCTGTTATTTCAATATTTACTTTCATGATTCTATTTTAATTTTAGTATTTTTAATTTCTGTTAATTCAAATATTTGTTTAAGCAATTCAAGTTCTTCTTTTTTATTAAAGCCTTTACTAATTCTAAAATATACATCATACTTTAAATCTCCTGTATCTTCAATATATTTATCAATAGTCTTTTTCATATTTTTTACTAACTTAAACAAAGTAGTAACATCTTCTGGTTTAATTGTATATTCTACTTTCATACTTCTAATTTAATTTCAAGATCATTATGTTTTAGTAAATACGAAATTTGTTTAAATAAAATTCTATCCTCTGTACATAAATTGTTAATTACAGAATAAATATTTTTTGTTACAGGATCTTTAGTAAATTTATCAATACCATATTCTAGAGCCTTTATTATACCAATCAGACTAATTACTTCATCTTTTGTAATTGTATATATTGCTTTCATTTTCTTAAATTTTCTAAATAAAATACAACTGTTTTATATATCATGTCTAATAATTCATTAGAAGAATATTTATCAACAATTTCTAATTTATCATTAATATAATATTTGTCAGCATATACAAGATCTCCTCTATCATTAACAATAAATATTGGTTTATCAAAAGTCCAATTAATTTGATATGATTTTTGTTCTTGATTAAACTGATAACATAACATTAATAAATCTTGCATAGTAAAAGTATAATAACCTAAACCACATTTGATTAATTGTTCTGAATTTTTAGAATCATTATATTGCCCTTTTCCTAAATAGATTAGAGAAGCTTTAGTTATATCAACTCCTAACTTCTCTAATCTATCCATTTTAGATTTAGACAATGAAATATTAGTGTTCATCTTCTTAATCTTCTTACAATATTTAATAAATCATATCTATTTAATTGTAATTCACTCAATTCTGTACCATAAGGTATTTCATCATCACAATCTACACAAACTGCACCTGTCTTAGGATTAATATAAATTATTTCAATAATCCTTGGGTTATTTGGATGAGAAAGTTCTTTATAATAAATTTCTTTAGCTTTAACAGGAATCTTAGATAATAATTCTTTAATCATAGGAATTACTAATTCATCTATTTCAGCATAAGTAAAATATTCTTCTTTCACATGTCAATACTTATTGTTTTAGTTGAACTTCTAAGTGTATTAGTATCATTCTCTTTAATTATAGATATTACATATCTGTATTTATTAGCATATTCTTCTGCTATTTTAACAACATCACTTATAGTTTCTCCTTCAACAGCTCTCCATGTAGATACTATTTTGTCGCCCTTAAATTTAAACCCTACAAGATATGTTTTTGCTTCTATTAGTTTCATAGTTATTTTACATTATTATGATGGATAAATAGTTTTCAATATATCATAAGATGTCAAAAATGTAAGAAATTTACTTCTAGAAAGAATAAATGTATATCTTTTTATGAGAACATAATTTTTCTCTATTAGTTCTTCTATATCCATTTCAACATACAACATTCTTTTATTATCACTATTATTACGAAATTTATTTTTATATCTTTCTGACAATAAATTATTTTTTCTGCACCAACCTAAACTCCATTCTGCTACTTTGTTGATTTTAACTTTTTCTTTTTCATACATTTCATTAAATTTACTTCCATTAATATCTCTTGAAAGATAATAAGATGAAAATAAATAGCTTTTGAGCATCCTTTCTAATACAGGAGGTATATAATTAAATTTTTGCATTAGTTCAAGTTGATCATCAAGCCAATATGCTTTATAAAATGAATACATAATTAAGATATATAATATATTAGTTTATAACTTTCATCTTTATTTTCTAAATAGGATGGATTCATTGTTTGTAAAATATCTTGTAATACATTTACATAATTAAGAACTTTTTGTTGAGATTCTATATAATATTTCCATTCTAGAATTTCATCAATTATTTCAATATTACCATTAGCATGTTTTTCAAGTTCATTAAGACGGTTTTTTGTCTTTTCTATTTCTTCTTTAGTGTCATTGTACACATGACTTAATTCAGTAGTTGTAAGTTCTGCAGCATTATTTGAACCATAAGGAACATTACAATTTTCATTAAATGCTGTATAAATATCAGAACTTCTACTCCAATCTCCTATAGTAATACGTTTATCGTTTTCTAAAGGAATACAAATATTAAGATAGCTACTCATTGTTATATTTTGTTTTAAATGAATGATATTCTTTAAATATATCTTCTAACATTTTTTGATAAAAATCTGTAGGATATAAATAAGGACTTTGTTTTACAATATTATATATGGATTCACTTCCTTGTATAATACCCATTAAATAATTAACTAAACCTTCTTTATTCATAATAATTTGACTTAATCAAGTTCATTAAGAAGTTTTGTATTTTCAATAAAATCAAATCTTTTATTTCGATTCACTTCCCATGCAAACTTTCCATTTAAAATAGATGCTTCAAAATCCATAATTGTTTGCATAACATTCAAATAATATTCTTCATCATTTTTAATATTTTCTAATGTATTCTTTTCAGATGTCCAAACTAGATTTTCACCATCAGTACCTTTTATAAAAAGTGTCATTTCAAGTTTGAAGTTTGACTTATTTTGTATAATCTCTGCTGAAACAACACTATAACCCATTGGCTTAGCAAAGATTACAGTATTATCCTTTTTACCTAAACAACGATAACCATAATTATGTCGCTTGTTTTTTATTCATATTATTTTTTATTTAGTTCAATAATTATATTTTTTATTTTAACTAAAATCAGTAAACAATGCAAATCTCAATCCTTCTTTTGTAACAAAATCACTATGTTTTCTACTAATCATACCATTCATTGCATATTTAATAAATTTAGATATACTCCAGTTACAGGAATCAAAACTACCTGAGTGCATTTTATCATATGTTTCACTTGTACAATATTGATAATAAGGCAGATTTTTATCAAAGTAATTTTCTTTTATATACTTAATTCTATCATTATCATAACCTGTTTCTTTAAGTTCATCAACTGTCATAATAGGTTTAATAGATGGATGCAAACAATGTTTTATTTCATCATTTATAAATTGATCCCAAGTAAATTCTTCACCATATTCATCTATGATTTTAGCATGATTATCATCAATGAACTTTTTAATACTTGCTAATGTTGGCTCATAATATTTAAGGTCATTTGCATCCCAAAGAAATGCCCAACCATAAGAACGTTTGCCAAGATGAACTTTATAACATTTCAAGTCTTGATGTATATCATACATTTCATATTCAAGATTAATAAGTTGTTGAGTATCCAATTTGCTTGCAAGTTTACGAAGTTTATTTGTTATATGTTTCTTCACAGGAAGAACAGCATAAAAATTAGTTCCCATATTATGTATTTAATTTTTTAATAATATCTAAAATTAATTGAATAAATTCTTTACTATTAATTTTTAAACCTAAAAATTGAGCCGCTTTAGTACATTCGATAATATTATATTTATATCCTTTTTTAAAAATAGTTATAATATGATTTTCTAAATTAGATTTTTTAGATTTATTATGTAGTATTGTATCTTTTTTTAATTTATGACAACCATAAATGTCCTCTATCCAACAATTTTTATTATACCAATCTTGGATAATTTCATTAAGATTTAAAGTAATTACAGAATGAAAATTATTTTGTTTCATTAATAAGAATATATTTCTTTTTCATAATTATATTATTTGATTTTTATCAATAAAATTCTCTATTAATCGTTTAGTTTTATAAACATTTACAATTGATTCAAATGGTAGTTCAGATATTCTAGAATAAATAATATGTGGTGTATCAATTAAACTTTCTAATATATCTACTTCTTGTCCATCTATACAATATTTAATACCTCTATTTAATCTCTTTTTATGAATAAATTCAATTTTAGGATAAGGTAAATCAATACCATCTATAGAATCTACAATAATATCTACATCACGATAAGACTCAACTTCTCCATAAAAATATAATGCACAAGATCCTCCTATTCTAGGATTTGTTTTAGCAGGAAACAAATTAATTATTTCTTTTAATCTTTTTATACTAAACCTATTATATTAAAATATTATTTATTACTTAGTAATATAATTTCTTTTAATAAATTCTTCTCGCAAACTACAAGTTAATTCTTTTGCCATAGGATGAGCAGCATTATCGCATCTTCTGTAGAAGAAATTAGACCAAGCATCTTCAAAACCACAGGAAATTAATTCAGATTTAACTGACAAAGGAAGTACATCTCTAGCTTGTTGAGGAGTATATCCACCCTTAAGTAATGATAGATAAGCATAATTTGCCTGTACTAAAGAGGCTAAATATCTTAAATTAGGATTTTCTATATCATATTGATTTGTAAGAAAACACAACTCATTGATTGATGTTATTTCCTTATCAAGGATAATCCAAGATGGCTGAATGAAAGTAATTTGATTGTCAAATTTATCCTTTGAATAATTACAATATCTAGTACTCTCAGCTAAATGACTTAATGTAACATGAGTTCTAAACTCATCCATTATAGCTCGATTAGAGATAAAATGTACAGTATGTCTTTTTGGATAATACTCATTATCTGATTCATCAAAGTAATTAGATACCCAAGGAAAATGTTTAATAATATCTAGATAATATCTGTAATTAGTTGTTATATAAATAACTTTTTCATTAGAATTAGATTCAATCCATATATCATTATATATTCTTTTTACATATAATGCTAGCATAAATCCTTGAAATTCTGAATATTTTATTTTAAGATGCACAGTACCAAATTCAAGTGGACGTGAATGATCTCTTTTTACAAGCATATCTACAAATTTTTCATAAGATGTATCAGTAATTTTATCTTCAGATTTGTAACATACTCTTCCACATCTTTCAATAAACTTTTTAATACCTACTAAAGAAAAATCAGTTTGATCAATTATTTCAAATGATTGATTTATTAACTTCATTATTATAATCTTATTTAATTTGAGTTAATATTATTTATTTGTATTATTTTCTTCAAGTTCTTTACAAAGATCTTCATAACTTTTATTTGTTCCTATCAATTTTACAGTAATCTTTGAAAGTGGAAGAAAATGTCCATAATGACAGCAATAACCATCACTATATACTGAACAAAAGATTGGTATACCATTATCATCTTTTCCACTACATACTGATACTTTCCATTTGTCAGAAGAAAAATCCCTAACAATACATGACTGCCATTTTTGTGGTTCAAAATTAGAGTATTCACTATATTTTGGAATTTCAATTAGAAGATCATAGTCTGTTTCTTCATTAAGAAGATACATACCATTATTTCTAAATGTTAATACACCTTCGTCTCCATTTTCATCTCCAACTTTATATTGTATAAGAGCAACTATATTTCTAAGTGGATCAAAAATATCTTTTCTTTCCTTTCTATTGAAGCAAATAATTCTTACTTTCAATCCATTTCTTGTCACAATACTTCCTTTAACCTCTTTATTAGTTATCTTCTTGGCAAGTTCTATATTAAATGGAATCCTTTTATATTTTGTTTGTATCATATTATTCTTATCTTTTTTGGTTATTATATGTCCATGTTCCTCTAGTTTATCAACTTGATCATTTACTCTAAATTTATTCCAATCTCGTTGGTTTTTAGATGGAAAAAGTGTAGGTTCTGCATCTAATGAATAACTTCTACCATCCTTTGTAAAACTTACTACGTTTCCATTCTTTATTATACGGCAATGTATGGGATAACAACGCTCGTCAAATGACTGAACAATCTCTAAGCTTAATTCACTATATATTGGGCTGTAAAGCCTTGTACCACTTGGACAATCTTTTAATATTTCTGCTATGTTCATTTTCTTATTATTTATGTTTATTTCTTTCTTTTATTGCATCATATACACAATAAAAACATAATCCAATTATTGTACTCCAAAGAGCTATCCCTACTAATTCTTCCATATTAATCAATAATTAAAGATTCAGGTATATGTTTGAATAGACAACCATTTGGATATTCATCACAAGTATTTACTAAAATATCATAGCTAACATCTTCATTTTGTTCAAATGTTCCATATTTGTCTATAATTACAATATTACCAGTTAATTGTTTATTATCTGATAGTTTAAAAGATACTTTATCTTCTAACTTATATTTTGGTTTTCCTAACATTTTATAAAAATTGAAAATAGTACTATAAAAATATAGTACCATTTAAATAAAATATTTAATGTTTAACTCCAAAATCTTTTAGTCTTTCATCAAGAACAACAAGATAGTTTATCATTGCTGGTAATTGCAATTGAAGTAAAGCCCATTGTGTTTCTCCTACTACAGATTCATTATTTTTATCATGGATAAACTTTTTAAGTCTACCTATTTTTTGTTCAAGATCTCTGTATTCTTTCAAAACTTTTTCTTTCATAATGTTTAATTTTAATTATTAATTGTTTATTATTTATTTTAAGCAAATTCAATCATATAATCATACATATTATCATACTTAACAATGTCTGATACTTTTTTATTATCAATCATATCTCCTACAGTAATAGTAGGCCCTTCATAACATATAATTGATTTAAAATGTTTAGGTTTTTCTTTATTAGCAGTAGTACGAACACCAAACACTTTAAGTAAAAATAGATTTTCAGTAAAATGTTTCAATACAGTTGTACTACTTTTATTTACAATCTTAATGTCTTTTACTCTGTTTTGCTTTTTGTTTTTCTTTTCCATAAAAAGATAATATTAATAAATAAATTTAATAATTAATCGTTTGATTCAACATAATATTCTTCAACTTCCCAATCTTTCAATTCTTTCATATATTGTGGAAGTACATATTGATTTTCTACAGCAGATTTTAAATCACAATTACTATAATCTATTTCTTCATAATAATTACCATCTTCATCTTTACCTGAATCAGTAACTATATAATCATCAACTTTTACTTTTACTTTTCTACTCAAAGTTATAGTAACAGTAACTTCTATTTCTTTTTCAGGATTATCTATTTGATTCCAAGGAGCGTTAGAATTATCTACTCCTAATGGATAATTATAATTATCATACATATTATTGTTCTAAATATTCATGTTTTATACAAAATTCACTACCATCTACAACAGGTTTCCCACATATAGGACATCGTTTTTTAGCATTAAATCCTAATTCAATACTTGATTCTACTGAATTATGAACTACTTCTTTAATAATACTAAAAGCGATATTCAATTTCTGATTCTCAAGAGGTGTAAGTATTCCTTCTTCAAATTGAAAACCTACCATTCCTTTTAATCTCCAAAGTATTCTATTCCTCTTTTACCATTTCTGTTGCTTTTCTGTCATTATTACTAAAGTTTTTATTTGAAATAAATTATAAATATTATTTATTATTCTTATACCAAATAAGAGTCATTATACTATAATTAGCTAAATCAATTAATGTATCTTCAATAGATTCATCTTTAACTAGGTTATCATTCTTAGTTAATGATTTAATTCTGTTGAATTTATCATTCATTCTAACTAATGCTGCAGTAATACCAAATTCATTACAAGATTTATCAAAAGAATTACCATAATCAGCATTCTTCTTTTCATAAAGATTTGCCATTTGTGTAATAATTTCTTTAAACTGCTCAACATTTGACTTTTTATTTATGTCTTTATTTTGAAATTCTTCTTTAAAATACATATTCCAATGAGTTTTGAAATTTGTTGTTTTAACTTCTTTCTTATTCTCATCTAACAATATATCAGGTTTAATACATTTATATTGATGATCTTGAACAAAAGCGATTTTATTATTAATAATCACATCATGTATGCAAAGATACATTTTATTTCTTTTAAACTGCATATTATAACTATTAAATTATTTTAAAAATATATTTTTCCAAATCATCTTCATCTTTAGGAATATCATTTAACTCAATAAGTTCAATATATCTTGGTATTTCTGTCAATAGCATTGTTTTATGTTTAGATGAAGTAAAACTATATTTTGTACAATTTATAATTATTTTATCATCATACCATTGAGCAATACAAGTAGTATAAGAAAATAATTTATTGTTTTCAGAAATGATATGCAAACTATGTCCTTCTTCTTTATTAACAAAAGCTCTAATTGTTTTTAAATTTGTCATTATATTAAATTAAAACACATCAAACAAATTACCTTGTTGAATACAAAGTTGATTAATAATTTTATTAGCTTCCACAATATAATATCTATAATTTATATTAATAGGAAAATCTTTAAATTCATCAAGATTATTACAAATAGTAACACCTGATGCTTTTAACATGTTTATATAACCATATCTTACTCCATCTTTATTTGTTCTACATTTATATAAATAAGGGCCATTAGTAGAACAATAATAACGATTGATTCTTTGAATTATTCTATTATTGTATTCTACTTTAAAATCTTTACTTACTTTTTGATAAGTAATAAAATCATTTAAATTTGTACTATTTCTAATAGTTTCTTCTACAGGTGTACCATTAGCAAAATAAGCATTAACAGCTTTAGGTATAATCATAGCATTCATACCTTTACCCAAAGTTACAGAATCAATAAATAATCCTTTTTTCTTTAATAATTTAGGATCTTTACTTTTTGAATAACCTTCAACAACACCTAAATAATCATTAATTGCAAATTGATAAAATCGTTCAAATCTATCTTCTTCAAGTTCAAGTTTAGTAAGATTCTCCCACCATTTACAAACAGCCTTAAATTGTTCTTCATCTTTTTTCTTTCTAAGAACAAATAAGCCATCTGTATTAGCTTGAATTATTTTACAACCTATTGCTATAAGTTTCTCAGCTAACATTAATAACAATAATTGTCCATTAATTCTAATTTGCATCACAGTTTTTGGAGAATAACAAAAACTAAATTCAGATTGTAAATTGCCACTTAAACCATTAATTGATAATTTTAATGTTCGATTTTTTAATTTATTACCATTATGTTTAGCTTCAATTCTTTCATCTTTTATTCTTTTATAAACTTCAAGAAAAACTTCACCTAAATGAGGAGGATAAAATTTATATTGAATTATAAGTGAAGGATATAGTGATGCAACATCCACGTCACTTATAATTTCATCTTCATTTGCTTTAAAAATTGATGGTTTATTAACTGAATGAATACCACCTACTCCTACTGAATATTCAAGATTATCCATTAAGAAATGTTTTTCATATCCTTTTCTACCTGGAGATACTACTTGTTGTTTCATTTCTTTTAATAAATCTTGTAATATAGGTGTATCATATTTAATAAAAGGAAGTATTACATCATTAAGTGCTATTTTATCACAAGGGCTTCTTAAATCTTTAATCTCCCACCAAGTTTTATGTGTTTTTTCTAAGTATTTATATTTAATAATTTCCATACCTAGATTAACACCATCTTTGTTTAAAGCTTTTATTCCATATTCTTTTTCAATGTTTAATCTTAATTTAATATCATTTTCACATTTATCTAATAATGTAGCAGTAGATTCTACATCATTAATATTATATTTAATCATTTCAGGAATATCTTCATCTTTAATTGGTTTATTAAAATCACCTTCATATTCCTGCACATTATGAAATTGCATTGTAACTTGCATTTCTTTAAGTCCAACTCTCAATTTCTGTGAAAATAACATTGTTAAAAGATCTAATGTTTTATATGTTGTTCCATATTTAAATTGTTTCCATTGTTCAATATTATCTGAATTAATAATAATATCACTTAATTTATGAATACCTTCACATATAGAATACCATTTTAAATCTTTAATAAGATTTTCATAGGACATTAAAAGATTAATGATAGGATTATCATAATGTATATTATTATATCCACAAAATATAATATTTTTTGATTTAAATAATTGAATTAAATCTATTATATTATTTTTTCTATGTGAACACTCAAATAACATTATATTATTTGTTTCTGTGTTTTTAAGACAACAATGAAAACAATTAGGAAATACTTCTATATCATAAACATATACTATTAAATTATTAATTATCATTTTTATTAATCTTTTTAGGATAAGCTATCCTATTATAATAATCAAGAATATAACTATATTCTTTAAAGAATGTTGTTCCTAATAATCCATGCAATGTAACACCTGTATCTTTTTTCAATATATTAAATGGTCTACTCATATCTGTTACTTGAGTAGTAGTCTTAAATTCTTTTCCTTTATAATATAAACTTAAATTACTATAAGTTGCTGCAATTGAATCACCAGATGTTCCTATAATAAGACTATCACTTCCTTCAAGTGGTGTATGAATAAGATCACAATTTACATCAATAATATTACCCATTGTACCTGTATCTAATAGAAAATTATATTTCTTATTTCCTTGATAGAATGTTACAATAGGAAGATCTGCTAAGTCCATTCCTGCTTGAAAAGACATACTATAACATCGTTCTTTTTTATTTTGATAATAATTAATAATTTGATTTATAATAAGTCCTATATTTAATAGAATAAAAGCACAAAATATATATATTACCATATTAATATTTAAAATCTTTTTAAAATTATTTATAATTTATTACATAAAAATAGGTATATAAAAATAATATTTTATATACCTATTTATTTTATTTAATCTCCAGTACTACCAATACCTTTTCTATCTTTATTATTAAGAGAAGTTACTTGACAAATTTCAATTTTATTACTAAACAACCATTTGATTTTTTGCCACATAGTAGCTTTTTGACTAAGTTGTATTCTAAATTGAGCAACTCTTGTACCTGCATTAATTTCAGTACTTCTTAAGGTTATTACAGGCAATCTCCATTCATCATTATCACCACAATAACTATTATCAATAATACCATAAGCATTAGCTTGTATAATACCCCATTTTTTAGGTGTACTACTTCTAACTACTATTACTGCTTCAAAACCTTTAGGTAATTCCATTGCTACTCCTAATGGAAGTAAAGTAACAGGAAGTTCTACATTTCTTACTCTTGTAATAACTCCATGTTCATTCTTTTTTTCTCTTAGAACACCACTTTGAGGAGCAGATAAAATAACATCTTTAGCTAAAGATAAGTCAATCCAATCACCTTTTTCAATAATTTTAGGTAATGTGCAATAAGTGTTTTTTCCTAACAGCTTTACTTTAATTTTCATATTATATTTATATTAAATGTTTTTAATTACTTTATTATTAACTTTTTTATAAGCATCAAGATACCACTCTTCTTTATTTCCATTATATGTAAGTTCATAATACATACCATCCATTAATGTACTTGCTATAAGATATTTCCAATTTTGTAACACTTTACACTTCCATACAATATAGAGTTTGAAATTTGGAACTAAATCATCTTTACTAAGACAATCTATTATGTAATCTTTTACTAAATTTATTGCTATATTATCCATAATATAATTTTAATATTGAGTTGAACTTCTAAAATTTAAATCTAATTCTTGATCTTCTGCAATCATATAATCACAAGTATCTAGATCATAATGTTTCTCAATCCAATCTTTTTCTGAAATATTTTGTTCTTTAAAATCAATTATATCAACACTACAATCTTCATAATTTAATATTATTATTTTAGTCATTACTAAATCCTTTAATTATTACATTACTAGCGTTATATTTTTCCTAAATTTTCTCTAATTTTAGTTACTTTATTATACCATTCTTTATTTACAAGATATGTACTACTACCTATATCTAAATAGTCATTGGGATTAATAAGAGTAGCATTTTCTTCAAAATTAGGTTCATCCATTATATCTTGTATTTCAGGCCAATCTACTATTATATAATCTTCCATATATTTTGAAACTTTTTTGTTATATTTTTGGTTTATTATTGCAAAATTACTACTTTCTTTTCTTTTAAAGATCTTTTTACATCAATAATTCTTTGATTTGAACTACCTTTCCAATAAAGATTCAAATCTTTTTTAGATTCTTCAAATTTACCATCAATAAGAACATCAATGTAATCAAGAACTTCAGGTTCTTTTTTTAATATATCCTCATAAAGATAACCAGTCCATAACCATACAGGTTTTCTTGAATTTTTACATATTAAAAACAATCTACGTAAATTGGCTATACTATCAGCTATAAAAGCATTTGGATAGTCTAAATTATCATTCATTAGCCAATATAAAGGATCTCCTCCTAAAATAGAAATACCATCAATTTTAGGATTATTGATACATTTAATTATATTGTCAACTACATTAATAAATTTAGGGCCTTCTATAGGATTCCAAGTTTGAGGAGACCAACAATTTTTACAATGATTATTACATCCTGCAAGCCAGATACTACATCTTATTCCAGGCCCATTAACTACATCGTATTGTTGAAATTTTATTATATGTAACATTAGAGTTAGCATTTATAGTTGTTCCATCAAATGTTTTACAATATCTTTTTTACTAAGAAAATATCTTCTTTGTAGTTCTACAATATCAACCGTTGTAATAAAGTTGTTTGATGAATTATATACATCATATTGTATAATAATAGTAGTACTATCTTTATCAATTTTTCCTTTAAAATTAATTTGACCTATATGATAAGTTTTTATCTCTCCGAGATTATTTATTGCATATAGTTTATCATTAACATCATATTTTGTATCTATTCTATATTCCATAATTTCATACATTAAAATAGTCAGTATTTCTACTGACTATTATTTTATTAAAAATGTTTTACGCGATTATTTATATCTGCTATTCTTCCTTTAGAAATACCATTTGAAACAACTCCTAAATAACCACATAATCTTAAAGTGTAATATAATTTTTTTTGATTAGTTTCACCACAATTAGGGCAAGTCATTTTACCATTATTATCTAATTGTAGTTCTCCTTCATATCCACAACTATAACATACACCACAAGAAGTAGTATTTAACTCACAATACATCATGTTATCATATATACATTTTAAAACATTTAGTACTGCTTCTGGATTTTTACGTATATCTGGCATTTCTACATACGAAATTGCACCACCTGATGAATATTCTTGAAAAGGAGCTTCAAATTTTATTTTTGAATATCCATCAATCTTATATTCTACAGGTATATGATAACTATTAGTTATATAATCTCTATCATTTACATACTTTTCTATAGGAAATTGTTTTAATGCATTAGCAAATTTAGTAGTAGTATTTTCAGCAGGAGTACCATATAAAGATAAAGCTAAATTATATTTTTCTTTATTTATATTAGTTCTTTCATACATATGTTTTAGTATATCAAGACCTAATTTCTGTCCTTCTTTAGTACCATATTCTATTCCAAAATGATATACACATTCTGCAATACCCATGTAACCAATAGATGCTGAACAATATCTATCTTTTATTACTTCTTTAATTTTAGTACCTAATGGAACTCTACTAAATCCACCATAACACCAAAGTAAAGGAGCAACATCAACTTTAGTTTCACCTATTGTTTGATAAACTTTATATTGTTCTGATGAAATCAAATCAATCATATCATCTAACTTACTTAAAAAATCATTATAATCTTTAGATTCTAATGCCAAGTAAGGTAGATTAATTGATATAACTCCAATGTTATTCCTACCCCAGAATTTATACTTGCCATCTTTGTCTTTCCAAGGATGAAGGAAGCTTCTGCAACCCATGCTTGGAAAAACGTTTCCTTCTTTATATTTCTTCATAATTTTAGCTGAAATATAATCAGGAACCATTCTTTTACAAGTACATTCTGCTGCTAGTTTAGTTACATTATAATACTTAGTATTAGGTTCTATATTATCTTTATCAAGTACAAAAATTATCTTAGGAAATGCAGGATTAATATTATTACCATTAGGCCCTTCCATTCCTTTAATTCTTTGTTTAAGTAGTTCTTTAATTAAAGCTACATTTTCTTCAAGATATTCTTCATTTTCATGAATATAACAAAAAATAGTAATAAAAGGACTTTGACCATTACTAGAATGCATACTATTAAGTTGATAAAGTAATGTTTGAATACTATCCTTTATTTCTTTATCTAACATTTCATTTAGCATTCTTTCTTTATCTTCTTTTGATACATAAGGAAAAGAACTAAGATAAGTTTTATAATGATTCTTACTAATTCTTACAAAAGGTGCTAAATGAGCAGTTGTAATACTAATTCCACCATATTGTAAACTACTTACACCTAAAATTATTTGTGTAGCAATAGTAACTGCAGTTCTTAATGAATGAGGTTTATTAATTCTTTTACCATTAAGCACTGTACCATTTTGTAACATATCATCTAATGCAAGAAGGCTACAATTTGTTTCACCTTTCATTAATCTATAATCTAAATCATGAATGTGAATAACACCTTTATTATGTAATTCAAGTAAATAAGGTGACATCATAGTTTCCTTATATATTTTTTTACAAGTTTCACCTGCAATTAAATCTCTCATTACATTAAATTGAGTTGCATCTTTATTGCCGTTTTCAGTAGATATCTCATTAGGTATACCTGTAGCTAATTCTACAATAGTATCATAATATTTACCATTAGTATTTGTATCTCTAATTTTAGTACGTTTAATTCTATATTGTTGATAAGAATTAGCAATAGATTGATTAATTTGAGATAGAGATTTAATAATTAAATCTTGAATTTCTTCAACTGAAATTTCTTCTTTATCAAGAGATTGAATAGCACTACTAATAGATTGTATTATATTAATACTTAATTGTCTATTATTACAATCTAAACATTTATGAATGGCATTATCTATTTTATAAGAATTAAAATCTTCTTTTCTACCATCTCTTTTAATTACATATTTAATCATTTGTATTATAATTTATTAATCCATTCTTCTACATCATTAGGTTCATTAATATTTATTCCTATTGGTACTTTAGACTGATTTTTCAAATAATAATCAAGTTCATCACCTATTTCTTCAGGATCTCTCATAATTATTTGTTGATCTCTACCCATATAAAGTGTACCTATTTCAAAAGTAAAAGGACACTTCCATACCATAGGAGTAAGACTATCTTTACATACTACTATATCAAGATAAGGTAATATAATAAAGTCTTTAAAATAATCATCTTTTCTTATATTATCTGTTAAAATTCTTGCATATAATCTGTTTTGTATTTGATAAGACCATTCAACAAATGATTTATAAAAATCCCATTCATTTTTATGAGATGTTTTTAAATCTATTGGTTGAATAGTTTTATTAGCATAATCAACTAAAATTGTATCAAACATACAACGATAATCAATATCATTTAATGTAGCTTTAAATTTTAATTGATAGTATCTTTCAATATTATCAAAAGGATTATTTTCAGCAAAATAATATTTTGTAGTTTCACTTTCTTTTAAAGCATTAACTGCATTTTGTACATTATTATAAGTATTTGTATCAATAATAGTTTTATTACCTGCTAAATACAATAATTGATAATATTGTTCACCTTTTTCTTTAATTACTTTAGCTCTTGTTTCAGGTTTCCAGTTAAGTTGATATTTATATGTTTCAGTAAGATTTATAATATCTTTATTTAAAATATCATTTAAGTTTTTAATAGTACTTCCATAAAGATGATAAAGTTCTTTTATTATTTGAACAATATTATCTGATATAGAAGGAAATTCAGCTACAAAAAATCTATTATCAAATTCTTGTTGTCCTCCTGTAATAATAGCATCTACACAACTACCAAATGTAAGAGAAGGAGATGATACTTTATCAAATAAATGTGGAATACCATTAAATCCTGTTCTCTCATATTTAGCTAATATACTGTAAGAAAGAGCTTTATCTGCTCTATATTGTTCTTCAGTAACATTCCAACTAATATCACTTAACTTCTTCTGCATAACATTTAAATATTTCTACTGCTTGTAATATTTGTTTCTTTGTATATATTTCAAAATATATAGAATGTGTTCCATTTTTAACAAATTGTTCATCAAGATATTTTCTAAAAAGTTTCTTTTTTAAATAAAATGTATCATTTTCTACTCCTTTACATTCAATATAAACATTTATGTTTTTATATTTTATGAAAAAGTCTGGTGTATATTTAATACCAATAATTTTATTCTTTTTAAGAATTAATTTTTTACTTTTTATTTCTATATCTTTACCTAAAGATAATCTTTTTTCTTGTTGCTTTTTAGTTTCTTGATCATAAAATGGAATAATGGGTTCAAATGAAGGCCATAACTGAAAAGTTATAGGTTCATAAAGAGGATTAAATCCCAATTGGGATAAAGTACTATAACATACTTTTTCCAATTGAGATTTAAATTTTATACCATTACTTTCACAAGAAGTAGCATTTTTAATCTTTTTGTTTTCCTTGCTCTTCATTCAATGTTTTTATAATTCTATCAACAATACAAATAGCTAATTCAGCTTCTTCTTTAGTCTTAAAGAAAGCTCCGTTTTGCCATCTTACAATTGAACTTGTTGATATTTTTACAGCTTGATCTTTATTTGCACTAAGACAACCAATACCAAATACTGATTTCAATTTACGTAAATCGCAATCTCTCCATTCAATACTAATTACGCGATAAAGACAATCTTTAAATGCTTTAGGATAAATAGACAACAATTCTGTAAAGTATTCCTTTGTTTGATGTAATGACCAATTCTTTCTTATTGCTATTTTTTCCAAATAAAAATCTACAAGTTCTTGATTATCATTAATAATTACTTCTTTTATGAAACCCAATTCATTTAAATACATAATGTTTTCTAAAGTAACATTACATTCAAAACACAATCTTGCATTTGCATTCATTTCTTCATATTTAAACTTATCTCCTACTTTAACTTCTTTACCTGTTTTTGTATTAATGTATTTCTTCATACCAATTAATTGTTTGATTATATTTAAGTTTTAATAATTTATTTATTTCATAAAAAATCTTACTATGCATAGGTTTATTAATTCTAGCATAGTAAGAAGGATGTCGTTCAG